GTTCCAAATGGCTTAAATTGCATTTTGGACAACCGCTACCAATTAAATGTTTATTTGGTATTTGCCAAAATTCACCATGCTCCGAACAAATGATACAAACCTTAATTCTACTATTTACATATTCAACGTTAGAATAGTTGTATTTATCACCATGAAGTTTACGAGCCTTTTTAATGAATTCGACTAATGAGGAACGGCACCTATCACCTGTATTTTCAAATGAACAGTTAGGGCAACCACAACCTCTTAAATGACTATTCGGAGTTTGTTCAAAATTCCCATGTTTGGGGCAAATGATACATACATTAGTTGCATTATTAACATACTCGACCTTGGAGTACTCATACTTGCCGCCATGAACTTCATTAGCCTTTTTAATAAACTCTTCTTTGGTTGAACGACAACGTTCACCCTTAGCTTTATTACCACATTTTGGACAACCACAACCCTTTTTGTGCTCATTTGGTGTTTGCCAAAACTCACCATGCTTTGGACAAATTATACATACCTTAGTATGAGCACCATCATACTTCACCTTAGAATAATCATATTTATCTCCATGTTCTTCACGAGACTTTTTAATAAAGGCTGAGATTGATAAACGTTTACGCCCACCATTGGTTTTATTGGCACATTTATGACATCCTTGACCTTGTAAATGAGCACTTGGTGTTTGCCAAAATTCACCATGCTTGGGGCAAATGATACATACCTTTATGTTATTTTTCACATAATCCACCTTTGAATAATCATACTTGTCACCATGTACTTTACGAGCGGAAGCAACCCATTCTTCGGTTGTAGGAATATAGTTACCACTACATTTAGGGCAACCATTACCATTTAAATGAGAATATGGTACTTGCCAAAATTCACCATGGTCATGTTCAGGGCAAATGATACAAACTTTAGTTGCATTATTTACATACTCTACCTTATCGTAGTTATATTTACCACCATGTTTTTCATTGGCTTTTTTAATAAATTCTTCTTTTGATAATTTTTGTTTATAATTAGCACATTTAGGGCAACCACGGCCTCTAATGTGATCAGCAGGTACTTGCCAAAATTTACCATGTTCAGGATTAGGGCAAATAATACAAACCTTGGTTTGAGAATCTTTATATTCTACATTTGTGTAATCATACTTCTCTCCATGTTTTTTACGAGCCTTTTTAATAAATTCTTCTTTTGTTAAACGAAAACGTTTACCATTGGATTCATCACGGCATTTTGGGCAACCTCTACCATTGGTATGGTCGCTTGGTGTTTGCCAAAATTCTCCATGATTAGGACAAATGATACAAACCTTGGTACGATTATTTACATATTCCGCCTTGGAGTAATCATATTTACCATCATGGACTTCATTAGCCTTCTTAATGAATTCTTCCTTAGTTAATTTCTTACTCATACAGTTCACTCATAAAATTTCTACCAATTTTAATGTTATTTTGAAAAAGCCCATTAATTATATCTTTCTGTATTGTTTTATCAAAACAAGTTAAATAGTCAATTTTCTTCTTACGTGATTTCTTAAAAACATAGAATACTGAAACATATGAGCGAGAATGCTGCTGTTTTTTTATTTTCCCGCTGATAAGTCGGGATTTCCCCCCAAGATAGAATTGGTCCACACAATCAAAACCAAGGCTCTCAGCGAACATCCAAGACATTTCAGGAGAATTTAAAGTCTTACTACCCGTAATTGTTCTTTGACATTTCCAAACACATATTCCATCATCATCAAGAACACGATAAGCCTCTTTAAGGAAATGATAATATGTTTTCACAAGTTCTGAAACAGGATAGAATGCACTAAATCTATTGGATATAATATTGCTCCCCTTAATTTCTTTACTCATTGAAGGACCACAACTGATTACAAATGGGAGGTCAATATTAATTGATTTAATCGATTTATCTTTAAGAGGGAACTTGCCCATAACCTCAAGTTTTTCAACGTCATCACTTAAAGGATAAACATCAAATTTATGTTTTGGTTGCGGAATCTCATAATGTTCAACCTCCCCAAAATCATTTGTCCACTTGAAATTTCCATAGAAACACCCCTTGCTATATGTTGGGTCACAATCATAGCCATGTGGGGTGTACAACGTCATAATATCAGCTAAGATACGATGTTGGTTTTTGTTTATATTTTTAATTACTGTTTTTGATGTCGCCATAATGTTAAAAAATTACTTTTGTTCATAAATTCAAAATCTCATAAGTATTATACTACTCAACATTCTAAAAACAAAATAAGTTACAATCTAAATATCTTAAAAGTTGAAAATTTCATAAGTAGACATATTATGTCCATATTCGCAAAAGTAAACATTGTGAAATTATAAAAATGAAGATAATTTAGAAACAAATTATTAAATTTATGGCAGAATATGATAAAAAAATTGCAACTGAGGCTGAGTTTTATGAAATAATAAAACCATTTGATGATGTACCCTCAGAAATTTCTAATGGTATTTGTTTAAGAAAAGATAAAATTTCCAAATATACTGAAAAGACATTTGATAGTTTAAATAGTTACACAAATAATCAACTCGTTCCTCTTGCCACATTTGTGGATGTAGGAAATGCTGATTATATATTAATTTCTTTTATATGGGAAGAAGATGGCGATTTAGACTGTATTGTGAAAACAAGTAATTTTGATGAAGATTATATTGGCATTGGTTTTGGTACAATTATACCATATGAAAACATACCTTTATATGGTGGTTATAAACAACTTAATCGTAGACCGAATGAATTTATTCAATGGTCAGGTGATGTAACCGGTTCAGGTGGAGAATATTTTCTAATTGACATGAAAAAATTAAAAGAATATAAAAAAAATACGGATTAACGAACAAATACTTTGACTTTGATGTTTATGCCCATTGGTATAATAAACCTCAAGATATTTTAAAAAAAATTACTTTAAAAGTTGAAACAATTATTGCTAATGATGCTCAATATGTCGAAAAATCACGCTTTAAGTTCACGAATGAAAACGTTACTAAAGTTTTTGAATATGAATTCGATACAAAAGCTAATTTAACTTTAAGCTCAGGTATAAATTTTTTATATGATTTAGTAAAACGAATTAGATGTTTTAGTTCATTTGCTACATTTCTACCAAATAAATTTCCAAAGATACAAAGCTTAGAAAATATAACTAAACCGCCTAAAATAATAGTAAATGGTGTTGATCATTCACCAACAAACGTCAGTGCTTTATATGATGTCTTTCAACTAAAACGTGGTGATAAAATCAAAATTATTTTATATCCATATAGTTTTAAAAAAATAACAATAGACGAAAATCATCATGAACAAACACTATATAAACATTTTGAAATAAAAGATGTTGGACCTTTTAAAAAACCATCATCTGATATTCTAACGTGTAATTATAGCATCTCAGATGATGGAACTGAAATGACGATTGATATTGATGTTATTAATTCTATTGAAGAAAGCTATACAACTATTAATTTTAATTTCTTAGGTAGAGAAACTGAAATTCATTTATATAAAAGTCTTTATAACTAAGTATTTTTTATATATGAAACATTTTATATTATTTTATCACTAATGCATCGTATTCAACATCTATATATGGTATTTTTGCGTAAGGTTATCTATTTATTCTTCTTTTTTTTGAAACTGCAAAATTTTTTAAAACTATTTATATAAATAAAGAAACAAATAATACAATATAGGCATGTCAGATAAGATTATAACTGAAAAAGAATTATTCATATTAGGTGGGGAGGATGAAATTAAAAAACCGCCACATTATGATGCGAATAGGTGTATAACTAAAACTCGTTCAGCGTCTTTCAAAACAACATTGGTTGATCTAACATCATACATAGACTTACAATTAGTCCCTGTAAATACGTTTTTAGACGTAATAAAGGTTGATACCATTCAGTTCGTATTCGAATATAAAAAATATGCTTTTGATAGTGTGCCTGATATTGATATTGTTTTATCTGTTGATGGCAATGATTTTCATTATAATGATACCTTCCACACATACGATTGGGTGTTGAACACATCTTTTGTTGAAATGACAACAGAAGATAAAGGAAATGACAAAGAAAGTCTTATATATAGCATTGATTTAAATAAAATTAAAAAATTAATTGGTTCTAACAAAAAAGCAAATATTCAGTTAAAAGCAAAATGGCTTGATAACATTCCATATGATGCAAAAATTACTTTCTCATTAAAATTATTAAGTGATAATAAAGAAAAATACAATAGGAATTATTCAATAAATCTTTTAACCTGCGAATATTTCCCAGTTGATGTGTTTTATAGAAAAGTATTAGAGGTGGCATATGATAGTAAAAATGATTCAATCACATTACTTGATATACCTGAACCAAATAAAACAGCAGTTTTTGAATATGATATGATAATGAAGAAGAACTCAAAAGTTGTTGTAGATAAACATATGATAACCGATTCACAATGTTTTTGGGTATATTTAAACACAAAGGATTTCAATAAGGGGGATGTATTTACATTTGAAGTAAAAAACTTCAAGATAAAATTAACAAATACTGAGTCAGTAACTACAACAATTACACCTAACTTCACAGTGACGAAAGTGAAAACAGCAACAAAAAATGGGTGCAAGTTAAGTGTTGTAAAAAATGATGTAAACCATTACATTGCAAAAGTTGAAGTTTTAACTAACCTACCAATTGATACAAATAAAGTATTATTCAATGGGGCAGATTTAAGCCTTGGGCATTTTAATTTTATTGATAGAGCATTCACTTTATTAATGGTATCACACAATTTACCATCTTATTATCGTTTTTATAAGGCTTCTGATGAAATAAAAACAAGGCCAATTGACGTTAATATTTTTTAAATGAATACAATTAAACAACTAAAATATAATATATATGATTGAAAAAATAGCAACAGAGAACGAATTATTCACCTTAGGGGGGGGGGAGAAATCGATAAACCATCCAACTATGACATGAATAGATGTGTTACCAAAGCACGATCGAAGCAGTTCAAAACTATAAACCCTAATCTAACAGCATATCAAGACCTACAACTAATACCCGTTAGCCTATTTGGTAAAGTTGTAATGGCAGACACCGTACAGATTATATTTGAGCATGAAAAAGATAGTAACTTTAATGACTTACAACTCGATATTGTTTTAGTAGCTGATAGTAAAGAAATTCATTACAAGGATACATTTCACACATATGATTGGACTTACAACGATTCATTTGTAAAAAAGAAAGAGGAAACAAGTACTGCAAACAACAAAAATACGATAAAATATGACATTGATTTAAAAAAAGTAATAGAATTAATTGGAAATAATAACAATGCTCGAATCCAATTGAAAGCAAAATGGTATAACGTTGTACCACAGGATAAAACCATTCATTATTTCATAAAATTATTTGCTAACGGTGAAGAAAAATATTCAAGTTTAAATTCAATAAACCTTTTAACATTTGAATATTTCCCTGTTGATGTATTTTTCAGAAAAATCTTTGAAGTTGCATATAATCGTTCAAATGATACAATAACAATACTTGATAATGTAGACCCAGACAGATCAGCCACATTTGAATATGATCTATTAATAAAAAAGAATTCAAATGTGCTTGTAAATCAACACTTGAAAACTTTTTCAAAAAATAGTGATTTAATATTAGAAGCAAAAGATATTAATAAAGGTGATATTATTACTCTTGATATAAGAAACTTTACGATAAAATTATCAATGTCTGATGGAACAGAAAAGACCATAATACCTAATTTTACAGAAACAAAAATTGGTTCAAAAATTAAAAACGGGTGCAAATTAAGTGTATTAAAAAACGATATTAACCATTATGTTGCACAAGTTGAAATTTTGGAAGACCTAACAACAATCACAAATGTAAATGGATTTTTATTTACAGGAGCAGAACTTGATTTTATGGACTTTACTGGCATTTATCAAGCAATTTCTATATCAATTAAAAAAAACTATTTATCAAATAATTCTTCTTACATATATTATGACATTAATAACACGCTTAAAGTTATTAGACTTTTTAGCTAACAAACAATACCAAATCAAAAAGTTGTAACAGACTTCAAGATTTGGTATTTTTTAATTATAGACTATTTATTATCAAATAAAATATAAGAATAAACAATGGCTATAATATTAAAAAAAGGTGATAAAGGAGAATACGTAAAGGCCTTACAGAAGGCATTAGGTATTACTGCTGATGGAGACTTTGGTTTTAACACTGAAACTAAAGTTAAAGAATATCAGAAATCTAAAGGACTCACCGCAGATGGTATAGTTGGTACGACAACCCTTAGAGAACTTGGTATTTTGTTAGATGAATCTAAACCAACCTCAACAAACATGTCTAATCATTCTGATATTAATATCACACTATCTCCAATCAGCAAGAATATAACAAATAAAACAAGGGATATTAAATATATTATTGTCCACTTCACAGCAGGTGGCTCCTCTACCAAAGGCAATGCAATGGCTGTTAGAAATTTATTTAATAAAGGTACACGACCTGCATCCGCAGATTTTGTGGTTGATGATGAGACAATAGTACAATGTAATCCAAACCTAAAAAACTATATATGTTGGGCAGTTGGTGATGGAAAAGGTAATTATGGTATTACGAACACAAATAGTGTATCAATTGAAATGTGTTCAACATTAAAGAAAGGAACATCAGCATCAGTACCAAATCATTCAGGGTGGTCAATTACCAATAAAGTTATTGATAATACAGTTAAGTTGGTTAAACACTTGATGAAAGAACTAAATCTCCCATCAGATAAAGTTATTCGACATTATGATGCTTCACGTAAATCATGCCCTGGAATTATAGGGTGGAACGATAATGAACTATATGATGAAAAAGGAAAACCATTGGGAAAGAAGAATAATAGTGATGAATGGAAGAAGTTCAAAGAAAAAATTAAATAATTGAAATAAACTATTATTTATGTCAGGAAAAATTGCAACTGAAAAAGAATTATTCACATTAGGGGGGGGGGGCGATAAGCCATCCGACTATGATATAAACAGATGTGTCACCAAAACACGTTCAACGGCTTTCAAATCAGTAACGGCTAACCTAACTGCATATCAAGACCTACAACTAATACCTGTTAACCTATTTGGTAAAGTCGTAATGGCTGACACAATTCAAATTGAATTCGAAAGTAATAAAAGTCTTACTACTGATGACTTGGCATTTGATATTGTTTTATCGGCTGATAGTAAAGAAACACATTATTCTTTTTTATCTTATATGATAAACCAAGAACCTTTTCATACATATGATTGGACTTATGATAAGTCTTTTGTCGAAACAACATTTAAAAATAACCTTAAAAATAAACAGAATTTTTCATTCACAATTAATTTAAATAGGGTTAAAGAAATTATGAAAACAAACAGTAATGGCATTATTAAATTTAAAACAAAATGGTGTGACACAACACCACAAGATAAAACAATTAATTATTCTGTTAAATTCATTGCTAATGAAAAAGAAAAATACACAGCCAATGGCTCAATAAACCTTTTGACCCATGAACCTTTACATGTAGATGTATTTTATAGAAAAATATTCGAAATTAAATTTGAACGTGAAAATAATTCTATTATTTTATTAAATAATTCAGAACCTGATAGAACAGCAATATTTGATTATGATTTATTAATAAAGAAGAATTCTTCTGTATATGTTAATAAACATATGACAACTAACTCAAATACATGTTCTTTTAATTTAATGACAAAAGATTTTAATAAAGGTGACACTTTCACACTTGATGTAAGAAACTTTAAAATAAAATTATTTACATTGCCAAAATCTGAATATGGGGTAAAAACCATAATCCCAAAATTTACAAAAACAAAAATTGGTTCAAAAATTAAAAACGGATGTAAGCTGAGTGTGTTAAAAAATGATATTGACCATTATGTTGCACAAGTTGAAATTTTGGAAGACCTACCAAAAAATACAAGTAAACCTGTTGGTTTTGAGGATTTAAACCTTGGAAAGTTTAATGATTTTCAAAATGCATTTGAAATAAACTTAGGTGTAAGTATAAATGAATCCAATTATAACTATTATGATATTTCTGACAACAATACAGGTAAACAACAAATTGTTGATATTTTTTAAAACACATAAAACACCCAATCAAAAAGTTAATAAAAACTTCAAGATTGGGTGTTATTTTTTTTTTACCACATTAATTTCCCTTATTAAGTGTTATTTCATCAAACATTAAGTATTTTACCACCCAATGAATAAACAGCCGTTAGATAGCTTAAAAAGTGGCGAATAATGCAAGTATTAAAGGCTTTCAATGGTCAGGTTAGTGTCTTCAATTCCATAGTCATCAAACATTGCTTGTGCTTCTTGTTTAGTATTAAAAACCATAGCCTTAGCAAAGTTTGTGGTAAACTGACAAATATCATTATCAATGCCTGATAGAAATTCCTTATAATAATTCATAATTACAAACATAATAGTAGGTCTTTATAGTTTAAGTTTTTTTGATAATTCAATCAATTCTTCATCAGAGAGTTTATTATAATCCTCGTCGTTGATATAGGATGAAATTTGCATATCCAAAAATGCACCGCCCGTCCAACGCATCACACCACTTTCTTCATCAGTAACGTGTTCAGCATCACTTTGCTTGGCAAACTTTATGATCTTATCTCTACCATAATTGTCCTTCTCATTGGGAATCACAACTTCTCTGTATTTAATGGTATTCCCCATGTACTTTAATTCTTTTTCTTTCATAAATTTAAATTAAATTTATTAATTTAGCAATTTATACTATATAAGCCATTTTCTTTAATTATTTCATAAACCTCCTTTGTGATGTATGGAAATGGCTTTTTATTATCTTGAATCATATTCCGAATATCAGTAGAATGAACGTTAATTGACATATTCACAACGTGGATTTCATACTTTTCAAGAATCTCATCTCCCTTAAAAAATTTTGGAATTTCATCAAATGTTTCTTGCGTTGTAATAAGGCACATTTTCTCGTTATCATTCAATTCTTTTTCAATCGCTTCTAAAACATCAAATGTGAACTGTGATTCAACACGATTTTCAATATCGGTGAATCCCACATCGTCAAGATTACTCAAACTTGCCCGTAGCATTTCACATCGTATATTAAAGTCTGTAGTGCCCTTCTTCCACGGATTTTGCTTTGCAGGGACAAACATAACCTTATCAACGATATTATCATTTAACCCTTGCATTGCGATTGAAATGTGTCCGATATGAATTGGGTCGAAAGACCCAAATACATATCCAACCTTTTTTATATTTAAATCATTCATAATAGTGTATTTCTATTAATTAATCTTTGCAATTGGCTTAGGTAAGCGTTTAAAGTTACTCTTACGATAACGCTCACAAACCTTATCAACTACATCTTTATCAATACTTCCATTATAATTATCTTTAAAAGATTTAATAACAGTTTCAATATTTGAATGTTGTTCATCAAATGAAGCTAATAGTCCTTGAAGAATTTCATCAACTTCTTCATATGAATTTGCACCAATCTGTTCCAAGTCTGAACTTGAAATGCCAAGTCCATCTGTTGGAGTTAGACCAATTGAATTAGTCACAGCAACAACTTTCATATCCGAATTGTACTTATATTTTTCTTCCAAATATTTCGCCAACCCATATACTTCTGTCTTCCATAAATTTCCAATAGGTTTATAATCGCCAACATCTCCACAAATTGTCCAAAAACCAAGTAGGTTTTCAGTTTTATTATCAGAATCAATTACAAATCCGTTGGTAATACCTGCAAGGTGATAAAGATAAATCATTCGTAGGCGTGCTTGAATATTTCCATTAGCAATAGGATATGTCAACTTTTCTTTATAGTATTTTGTTTCAAAACATCTAAGATCACTTTCAATATCAACAAACATCCCATTAATATAACGTTCTTTAAAATCGTTACAGAAAGCTTTTCCCACTAAAATTGATGTATCAACCTCATCCATTTTATTTTTAATAGTTAAACTACGTCCAATAAGAGGAACGCCCGTCTTTTTTGAAGCCTCATGGCAAATTGCAGCACAAACAGTACTATCAATACCACCACTGATTCCAAGAACCATTGATTTCAATTTGTTCTTAATAACATATTGTCGTAAATCCTCAACAATATTGTCAAACACCAATTTATAATCTTTTTTATCTTCCATTCTTAATGCTTTAATAGGTTATTATCTTTCAAATAGCGATATTCTTTTAAAAAATATTCATTATTGAAAGATTTATTATTTAATGTACCATTACACCATTCATCACAAAATTTATGATATTTTGGGTGATTAAATGTTAAAAATACACTTCGTAGTGCTTCTTTTATATCATTCATTTTATGTTTTGTTTAAATGTAAGATTGAAAATCATCTTTTCATCCTCATCTCCCATAACTTTACCTTTATCATCAGAAACCTTTAAGCAATTTTCCCAAGTTTGGTTATGATTCATTCGACATTTTGAAAGTTTCATTACAATGTTTGCAGGTTTTACACCTTCAATATCACAAGTAAGATTAGTGCCAATTCCGAATGAAGCATTAATACGCCCTTCACAGAAGTTATTAATCTTAACAGCCTTTGGAAAGTCAAGAGCATTAGAAAAAACGATCGTCTTTGTCATTGGATCAATGCCATGTTCCTTATAACGAGAAATCGCCTTATTTGTAAATTCATACTCATCACCACTATCTTGGCGCACACCATCAAACAACTTTGCATGCTTCTTAGAGAAGTTATTAAAGAATACATCTGATGTATATGTATCAGTAAGTGCAATACCTAATGCACCATCGAATGTGTTTACCCAAGCCTCCATCATAAGGTAATTGGCTTGCTTAAAACCAAACACACTACCATGGAACATAATAAACTCATGAGCCATTGTTCCCAAAGGTAACATATCATACTTCATTGCAAAATGAACATTAGATGTGCCAACACAATTTACACAATCATTCTTTAATTGTTTACAAATATAATCTTGTACATTATACGAGAATCTACGTCGAGTACCAAACTCTGAAAATTTCAAATGTTCAAAGATTGACAATTTAATTTTTTTTGCCAATCGAGCATCAATATCACTATTAAGCGCCTTATAACCAAGCATACGGTTACGTAATTCAGCAACCGTAGCAAGAATCGGTACTTCATATAATGTGGCCTTATAGAGTTTATCTTCCACCTCAATATGCAGATGGCTCTCATTATCAAGATAAACCTTAATCTTATTTACATCAAATCTAAAAGTCTTTAGCCAAGACCAATAGACCGAAGGAATATAAGGGATATGCTCAACACACCACTCATACTCATTATCTTGAAATGATAATTGTGACAACTTAATGAGTCCCATACCAAGTTCTGTCTCAAACTCTTTAGTATATACTGTCTTATCTCGATCATTAAATTCAAATTTACCCTCTGCCTCAGGATAATTCTTCATATAGGCATAAGACATTGAGAACTTATACAAATCTGTATCTAAAATAGATTTTACCATTCTTTAAAAAATTTTAATTTCGTTAACATCTAAAATATTTCCCTCACTTAGGAATTTTTCAAACTCTTTTTCATCAATAGATGCAATACATTCTTTTATTACGGAGATATTATTATATCCGTGTTTAAGCAAATCTTTAATTGATTCTTTCACACAATAATCACCTGCGATGCCACAAACATGAATTTCATCACTATTAGAAAGAAGATTCTTTACACCATTATCAATTTCTTCAAATGCGCTATATGCTTCTTCTGTGTTTCCCTTTTTAATCGTTGTGGTTACACAATCAGCCCATCGAATAGCATCTTCCAATGAATTAGGAAGTTCAGCACCAAAAGAATATTCAACACAATGCTCAGGCCAAATTCCACCATATTCTTTAAACGATGGATGATTCTTAATATGCCAATCTTTTGTTACGATAATCGTATGATATTCTTTTCCGTATCCTCTAATGTATTTAACCAAATTCTGTATTGCTTCTTCTGCGCCTTTAACGGCAAGTGTTCCTCGAATGAAGTCAATTTGACTATCAACGATAATTAATGTTTTTCTCATTTAATTAATTTTTGTTATTATTTATAATTTCTATTTGTTTTTTAAGTTCTTCAATGATTTCTTTATGGTTAAAGGCCCACTCAACATTATTAATGAACTTTTCATCATCTAAATCCAACCACTTCACTTTTTCCACTTCATCTTCTTCACCACCATTACCTTTATAATCTTCATTATGCTCAGGAAAATCATTAAGAATTGCACCATATCGTAATGTGACATTCTTATCAATGGATGGATCTGTAAGTACAGAAAAAAGTCGATATTTAGATGGGTCTACAGTAACACCACATTCTTCAAAAGTCTCTCTTGATGCACACATTGCACCCGTTTCATCACATTCCAAGAACCCACATTGAATGTTCCAACAACCTTGATAATTAGGTGTACCTTTACCTCGTTTTGAAACCAATAAGAAGTGTTTTTCTTCACCCTTAATAACTTGTCGAACCACTGTCATTGCAAGTACTGCACAATAACGGCCTGACCATAGTGTTTTGCCTTTGTGCTCACCTTCTTTAATAGTATAACTAAAATTTTTCATCTTATTTAATTTTTAAAAATTTATAACCTTTCACATGTTTTAAGCATTCTTCTTTTGTTATGAGTGGATTATTGAAACATAGTTTAAGAACATAATCTAACACTTCTTTAATTTCTCGTCCAGGTTTAAGGCCTTTTATTGCCATAACATCATTTCCATTTACCGGTAATTTATAATCAAACATTGTCGTATTATTAAATGACATTTCTTTTACCTTTTCAATAATGTTATTAACATTGTCATGCAAACAATATTCTGCAGCATGAGATTTATTATCAGCATCAATCAAGGATAATAGATTCATAAATCTTTCAAAAGTTTTACATTCATATTGTAACTTTCTAAGAGTTTTATCTTTAATCTTTGACTTGTCGTCTCCCCAATTTTTAGTTTTCATATGATTCTTACAAAGAAATGCAACCTCATCAATGAAATCATTTGAGTATCTAAGTCTCTTAAGAATTATACTACATAATTTCTCAGATTCCAACTCATGTTTATAGAAATGTACGTTACCGTTCTCATCTTCTGAAAAAGTATTTATCTTACCAATGTCATGTAACAAACCTGCCATTCTAACTACAAGTTTATCACAACTCGACAAATTATCCAACACAGCCATTGTATGTTCAAACCCATTACCAAAATGGTATTTATTTTGTTTGATGGTTTTTAGTGTATCAACTTCAGGAATCACATATTTCATTGCACCAATTTCACAAATCATTCTGATAGCTTTAGATGGGTTGTCAGATAATAACATCTTGTTAAGTTCATCCGCAATTCGTTCATTTGAAATAATATTTAAACGGTCTACATTATTTTTCATTGAAGAAAAAGTCTTCTCACAAATGCTAAAACCATCATAACGAGTGAAAAAACGAATGGCTCTAAGAATCCTTAAAGGGTCTTCAATGAAGACAATATCAGTGTTAGGATTAGTAACGCGAATAATTTGCTCATTAATATCATTAATACCACTATTGGTAGGGTCACACACCTTTCTCTCAGTGATATTATAATATAAAGCATTAATAGTCAAATCTCTTCTGAATGAATCATCTTCAATACTTCCGTACTCTTGCTCAGGATTTCTTGAATCCTTATCTTTATATTGTTCCTTACGAGTATGTACTGCTTCAATCTCACAAGAAGGGAACTCAGTTAAAACAAACATTGAAGTTCCGTAAGTTGGGTAGGTAATAGGCTTACGGATAAGATAGTTGTTTTCATATAGCCATTGACTGAACTCAATACCACCATTGGGTAAATCCAAAACAATATCAATGTCTTTAATTGGATTTCCCATTACCGAGTCACGCACAGCCCCACCCACAGCATAAATGTGATTTTCCCACTTAGAACCTACTGTCAATGTTCTAAGATAATCACAGATTTCTTGATATTCTTTATTTGTCATAATAATATAATAAAATTATAATAACGGTTTTATTTATAATATACTATATTACTATTGCAAAACCAAAATTGTTAACAAATTATTTGTATTTTATTTTTGGATTTTACTGTTTGTAGTAGTATAATCATTGTGTAAACAAATAAAAGAATTATGGCAAAAATTATTGTAAAGAAAAGTGAGTTAAAAAAAATGATTCACGAAGAATTACTTCGTGAAGATAGTATTAACGCCAAGAAAAGAAACAATCGGAACGCAGAAAAGTTTATTCGTGATGGTAGTGGTGGTATTAATGGCATTCGATGTTATGGAATTGTATCGGCTGAAAATCCTGATTCAACACAACAATCTGCAGCCCTTAATAAAAAAGGAATGAAAACTCTTGCACAAGAAATCAAAAGTGCACATTACCCATTTGTTCGTCAAAAAGGTCGTTTTGGCGGAAATAACGAATATTCGTATTTCATATTTAATATTCCTTTAAATGTATTAATGTATTATTCTGCTATGTTTGAGCAAACATCATTCATTTATGGTAAAAAACAAGATGATGGAACTGTTCTCCATGAATATTGGGAAAAGAAAGATGCGAGTAAGCCATTTAATAAAGACACAAACCCATACATTAAAAAAGACGAAGAGGCTTCATATATTGAGATAGACGCTAATGACAATTATAGTGTCATTGGAAGAAATTTTAAGTATGTCATACCTTTTAGCATTTTCGAATCCATTCAACGAGGAATAATGGAAAATTGTAAAAAAAATAATGCTGAATATAGCGAAAAGTTTTGTAATTGGCTCACTGAAAGTGTTGGACGTTCAGGATGGATGACACGTGGATGGGCTTATAAAGGCTTATACGGTGAATAATTATATGTAAAACTTATAACAAAATTTAACTACTTCAAAGTTTGTAAAACACAAATATTGAAGTATAATACTGATGTAAACAAAATTATATTGATTATGGCAAATAAATTTAAAGTTAATGAACGTGTGCGTGTAATCGCCACGGGTGAAATTGGAATTGTTAAAGGTCGTGAGATTCTGCCTGTAGAAGGTAGTAAACGCGTTAACATTGAGTATCTCGTTAAGGTTGGTAATGGTTTTAGTAATTGGAAGGCTTTTTCAAAGAAAGAACTCGAACCTGTGCGAAAGGAAGAGGAAGAGGCTCGTGTGTACACAAAGGTATATGATGTAGTAGATGGTTACAAGATTACCTTGTACTCTAAGGTTTATAATCATAAAGATTGGTTTAACGACATTAGTTTCCGTTATCGTGAACTAAGAATTGGTTATTCCATTTATAATCCTGATGATGAATATAATGAACAGATTGGTGTAAAGATTGCTCGTAAGCGTTCACGTTTGTCTCCTTTCTGTCGTTTGACAAGTGACTTCAACGGAGAGTTTAATAAAGAAACTGTTGAGGCAATTATGGACGTTAAAGCAACGTATATCAAAAATCATTTTGATAAGTTTATTCAAAAACAAAATAAGTAATTTTGATTTCATAAACACTAATAAATGATAAAAGCACCTCTGATTGAGGTGCTTTATTTTTACTTAAATTTAAGTATTGTTAATTTTTCTTTAAAGTAATTGTAAATTGTTTTAACATTAGTTGTTCCGCAAACATCAGAGCCAAACATAAATAAAAAGCCTAACAACAGACCAAATATGCCTAATATCTTATAAAGCATTAATGTTACAACAACAATAAGGAATGTTGTAGTGTTTTTTCCTTTTAAATTACCTTTTAAAAAGGAAAGAAAGTTAATAAATTTATCCATTTTTTTAAAGTTTTATAACATACATAAATATTATATAATACTTATAATTAAAAGAAAATCGTATTATAAAATGACTGTTAGAAAAGGAACATTAAAAGATACAATCAAGGGAATCGTACGTAAAGTACTTAATGAAAGCATTAATGCTAATTATTACAACCAAAATAAGATAAATAAACGTAAAAAAGCCTTATATGAAGCAATGATGGATGGTTTCTCATTTGAGAATTTAAAAGGCCAAAGTTTTGCAAATAAAGTCAAATACTGTAAACAAATGTTTGGCGGCCAAATTGGTGGTGGTTCATCTCGTATCGTTTTCCAAATTGATGACCATTGGGTCTTGAAACTTGCACGGAATAATAAAGGTATAGCACAAAACGAAGAAGAGTATCGTATTGCATCTGATTTATATGCAACTACATTGGCTGTAAAAGTTGATGAAAATCGTTCAGATACTGAGAATTATGAATGGCTTGTTTCAGAGTATGTGCTCCCAGCAAAACAGCAAGACTTTAAACAATGCTATGGTATTGATTGGAATGATGTTGTTTCTTTCATAGAAGATTTAGTACGTGGTGGCCAAAAAGAGGGTGATTTTTTCGCAAAATATGAGGAAAATGAAGATGCGATTGACTTCTTAAATGAACTCCACGATTATTACGCCAATTGGGATGCCGCAATCGCCGATGCAGGTAGAATTTGTAATTGGGGGTTAACGAATAGAAACGGATACGCTGAAATGGTCTTACTTGACACAGGAGCTTCAATGGACGTGATAAGAAAATATTACACGTAACCAAAACATGAATACCGTCAAAAAAGATGGTATTTTTTTTTTTGTTTTGACAATGTTATTCAGTATAATAAAATAAAATAGATTTTATTGCAATGAGTAAAATAACTTTTAGAACTGTATTGGTTGTTGGTAACAATGCAGATGAACTTATTAAAAAATATGACCTTGACACTAAGGTTGAACCTTATATTAAACTTAAACGTTCTGATGCGGGAAAGGTTCAAAAGTCCCATTTAAAGTTTATTGATAGTATTCTAACATCAGATAAGATTGTGCTAACTGAACGTCAGCGAGAAGTTTATAAGAATATCTATCTTGACATTAAAGATATGGATGAGGTGGAATACTTTGAACAAACCACAAGAGGTTGTACATATGACCCCAACAATGGAGATGCAATATCAACAGTTAATCCAAATGCTTTTTATCAACATGCAATGAACCCACAAAAACGTCTTGATGCCACAGGTGAGGAACATGATTTTGCTAACCCATTTATTCTATTGCCAGAAGAAGGTGAAGAGGAAGGTGAAATTATTTCATATACCGCCAAGAAGTCTGAGATTGATTGGAAAAGAATGCATATGTGGAATGTTGCCTTATATAAAAAGGCTTGGGACTTATGTGTTAATGATGAAGAACCGAAGAATGAACAAGAAAAAACTATTAAAGATAATATGTGTCAAAGAATAGATTACTTCGATAATTTTGATAGTAAAGAAGATTATGTAAATCATTCTTGTTCATTTTGGTGTTATGGTTATCTTGATGATAAAGGTTATAAAGAACTTGACCACACAATCAGTGATAAAGAGTGGGTGAAGACTTTTTATGATAGATTCATTAACCCACTGAAAGACGATGATATTCTTTCACTCTATATTGTACGGTCAATAGATTAACAGAAAAATATATTATGAAATTACTCGATTTATTTACTAAAGATATGCTCCCGGATTGGGAAGTTTTTGAACGAACTTTTCCTGAAATGTCAACTGATAAACATTCAAAACGATGGCATAAAGAAGGTAGCCCACTTGTACATACGAAGTTGGTGACTAAGGAAATGTATAAAAAGATTTCACAAGTTAAGGACAAACATGATGACGAATGGTATCTTATTATGATGAGTGCTGCTATGTTACATGACATTGGAAAGCCTTCTACGACTTGTTGGAATGAGGAAAAAGAAGATTGGTCTTGCAAGCGTCATGGTGAGGTCGGTGAGCATTTATTCCGCAATATGTTCTTTGAAGAACGCCTTGATTTGCGTGAAAAGGTGGCCTATATGATACGTTATCACATGATGCTTCACAACACCTTAAATAAGGATAAAAAGGGTCAAGAAAGCGATTTTTCAATGTTGTTGAATGGTACTGTTCCATTCGATGATATGCTTCTTTTAAAGGAATGTGACATGCGTGGTTCTATTAACGATGAAAACGATGAGAGGTTTATAACCAATTGCATTAATGAGATTGTTACGGCAAAAGAAGAATTTATTGAACAAGGTAAGCATAAAAAGTGGGCTAATGTTGACGAGCACTGTGCTAAGATGTATGTAATGATTGGTGTCCCCGGTAGTGGAAAATCTACCTATGCGGAGAAATTAAGTAAGATCGTTAAATGCTCTGACTTATCTTCATTACCTATTATTAGCCGTGATACAGTTCGCATTAAACTTGGTTTATGTAATGAAGACGAAAAATGCGTTGGCACAAAGGATGAGGAAAAAAAGGTAACAAAGTTGCTTGAAGAGAAGATGAAAAATATGGCTTCTGTCGGTAAATCTTTTATAATTGATAATACATCATTAAAGAAAGTATATCGTGATGCATATTATAACACTATCAAAGAATTTAATGTTGTTCCAATCTTTGTTTATGTTGAAGCACCATCTTTGAAAGACAATTTTGCTCGCAGATATGGTCAGATTGATGAATCAGTAATTCAACATATGTGGGACACTTTTGAATTTCCAAGTAAAAGTGAATGTTATGAACTTTGGCTTGTTGATCAAAAAAATGACACTACATATAAGATTTAACATGTTTTAATCGAATTGTATTTGTTATACCGTTTCTTATGGAGTATAATATTGATACAATAACTAATTAAATAAGAATATGGATAATAAAAAAATGATTTTTCAAGTAGAAGGAAACACTAATGATTTGTTGCAAGTTTCATCGGAACATAATATGAAACGCACGAGTTTGGTACATTTTAATCCCGTTTCAAAGGAAATTGGTGAAGAAGTTATCACAGTTTCAATTGATTCAACTAACGAGGCTCTAACATTCCCAATCTTTGATGAAATGGTAAATAAGAAGATTCGTGTGACGGTTGAAGTAATTGATTAACTACTATGACGCAATGAAAATATTTAAAACAGAATCTGATAACATATTTTTTGCAGGTGATATACATGGAAATTTTGACTTAATCAACACATCAATAAACCACTATAAGATTGATAATTGCTGTATCATTATTTGTGGTGATATTGGCATGGGGTTTCAGAAAGAGAAATACTATAATCAAACATTTACTCATATTTCTAAGTCTCTTAAAAAACGAAACGTACACTTATATATGTTTAGGGGAAATCACGATGATCCAAAATATTTTGATGGTGAACATTTCAAGAACTTTGAGTACATTCATCTTGTTCCTGACTATAGTGTAATACAATCTCCTTCAAGAAATATTTTATGCGTCGGTGGAGGTATCTCAATTGATAGAACCATGCGTAAGATTGGTATGGATATGAGGGTAAATGATTATATGCGTCATCATACTTGTACCGTAGATATTGCTCGTCAAAACATTAAACAAACATATTGGGAAAATGAACAAAATATTTATGATGAGCATGAATTGTCTCAATTAGAGGTCTTAGGTATTAAGATTGATACTGTATGCACACATACAGGCCCTTCATTTACTTATCCGCTGACAAAAGAGAGTATTTCTAAATGGATTCAGATTGATGGTGATTTAGAGAAGGACCTAAATGATGAAAGGTGTGTTTGTGACCTTATCCTTAACTATCTAAAAGAACACAGCCATCCATTAACAAATTGGTATTATGGCCACTTTCACTATCATAAAGTTGAGATAATTGATGGGGTTAAATACACTTTACTCGACATGAATAGAGATTATTTAGACTTAGCTTAAAAGAAAGAGAGGTAATCCTCTCTTTTTTTGCTTTGGATGAATATAATATTTATAATAAAGAATTTTTAAAACAAATGGGAAGCTTATGTAGAAATATAACTCTTAATTTAAGTGGTGATGTTTCAGGACAATATACAGGAAATGGAAACACAATACTCCAAGCAGCCTTAAAATATAATGGTAAATGGTTGCCAAAAGGAGCAACGGGGGATAACGGTTTACCATGTTGCAACTATCTTTTATTTTATGTATTACAAGATTGTGGCCTTATGAAAGACATTAAAACAGCTAATGAGTATTGTGATACACTTTCAAAGGATCCTCGTTTTGTGGAAATTAAATATGCAAATGGAGAAAAAGCTCAACCAGGCGATATAATGTGTGTTAAACGACCAAATAGTTCTGGGCATAATATGATTTGTGTTGAGGTTGATGAAAATGGCTTAATCACAAAAATAATACAAACGGGCAGTAATAGTGACCCGCAGGGGAAAAACCATGTTAGAGTTTCAACGAATTGGTGTAAGAAGGGACAAAAAGACTATCCAAACCTTCATGTATTTAGATTAAAAGCATAAAATGCCACCTCATAATGAGGCGGCATTTTTTTATCTACAATATTCTTTATATTTTCTAATTATCTTTGGAACATATTGAATGGCTTCTTGGGTAGAACCATATTTACCCGGTTTTCTTTTTGCCCATTCATTACCTGTGGTAGAGCTACCATCGTGATATTTCTGTAAAGCCATTGCGATTCTATCATTATCAGTCTTAGCATTTTTGCATTCATCAAGATGATTTCTCATAATATATTCATAAGCTAAGGTTGATTCCCGTGGATTAGTCGTTGGCTGACAAATATTTGTTGGCCAATATTTTTCAATTATTTGCCACATACTTAAAGCACTACTTCTACCGTTATTAGGAGGATTAGGTTTTATTCCTGACTCTACAAATGCTTGTGCAGCAACAAGCCTCCAATCCAATCCAAGCCTCTTAGCAGTGGCTTTAAATAAACTATCATAATCTGATATATATCTTCCACCTTCTCCTTTCCAACCCCAATTTCCGCTCATATCTAACACTTGATTACCGAAAGATGACACTGTACCACTTCCACCACCACTTAACGAAGCCAAAGCATCACCACTTAAATTAAGAGTTATATTTCTACATAAACTTCCCATTATTAAATGTCATTATTATTCATTATTTTAATAGCCTCTATTAATTGGGCCGACTAATAAACAAGTCCTCTATTAATTGGGTCAACAACACGCCCTCCTTGGACTTTCTTCTCAACTTCAATTGAAATAATTTGGGCGATTGATCTAACAAATTCAGGATTGTTTGTTAATTCACGAGTAATATCTGTTGAACCACTATTTCCATTTACTTTAATACTACCATTGATGTTAATCTGTATTGGAGCAACTTCTAACTTACCATTTCCACCACTCTGTGATTGAGAACGATGTGGTGATTCCATGACTTGAGAGTTATAAGACATTGGACGAGGTGAAACAGGACTACTCAACGTATCAGGACTATTAAAAGAACTGACACTATTAAGCATCTTATCAATTGGCTCATCCTTCTTTGCAGCTAAAACTTGATCATTATAAGGCATTCGACAAAGTGAAACTTGACTATTTAACGGACCTGTACCATTAAAAGAACTAACAGTATCAAGCATCTTATCAATTGGACCATCCTTCTTTGCGGCTAAAACTTGATCATTACTATCAATTTTAGTGGTTAATCCATTTTGAGTAATATACCCATCATTAATAACTTTTGCTCTACCATTTTTATTAACAATACCGTCGTCAATACCTTCTTCAAAAGCATTACCATATAGAATTTGATTTATCTTACTAGTCATATCTATGTTTTTAACACGTGGATCATTTACTTTTTTCGTGGTATCTTTAACCGATTTAGCGCCGATTTTGGGAGTCTGTGTCTTAACACTATTAGCCGCTTCTGCACCAGTTTTGGGTCCTTGTATTGTAACATTTTGAGCTTTGTTTGAATAATTATCCGCATCCCCATTAATTTTATTAATTGCCCCTGTTAAATCACCTAATGTTTTATTTAAATTATTTAATGCTCCTTCAATTTGTGGTTCTTTTTTTTGATACCTTTCCCAAAAATCATGACTTGCCGTAGCAATAGTCTGTAGATTTTCTTTTGTTTTGGTAAAATAATCCGTCTGATATTCTTTGATAAATTTATCTAACATTGTGGTTGTCATTTTATCATTCGCTATTTCTAAGTATTGTTTCAAATCAGCCATTAATGTAGATTGCATAAAAGTTTCAGCCGCTTGACGTTGTTCATCTTGTGACATTAGAGTTGGCATGACTTCATACATTTTACCCACAATATCAGCAGTGGTTGCATTTGGGTCTAATCCTTGAACACCATTTTCAATTAAACCAATATTTTTGGAATTAATATTATTAACACCAATCTTATCAAACTTTCCATTAGTATTTCTATATTTAACAACAAAAGAACCTAAAGTCGGATCATATTCGGCTTTATTAGTAATTAAAGACTTTTGGTCTTCAGTTAAACCACTATTAGAACCAATCATTTTATTTATGTCTTTTATTTTTGCTAACTGTTTAACTTGGTTCAATAAATCTTTATAATCAATACCAAGTATGCTTGATGCCCCACGAAGACGTATCATATCAGTAATACTTCCAACTTCATGTTCTCCTGTACTTTTATTAAAATGTGCAGTATTGGCAACCATGCCACTAATACGTTTTGCAAATGCCTCAGGGTCTTTAAAAGCCTCCCATCCCATAGCCAATGGGTCAGCACCCATTGCAAAATCACCACCTAATACTTGTAAACTTGCTGATTTTTCAATTAAATTTTCTAAGCCACCACTTTGTATATTATCTAACATTCCATCTAAATTACCCATATTAAAACGGACATTTTGTGCCCATTTAACCATTTGCATTAATGAGTTTACACCATTTTTAAAATTATATTTTTCAGCTAACTTTAAATTATTTACAAGGTCTTTTGCATATTTTTTACCATTAAGCCCAATTTTAGAAACCTCATTAAACATTTTGTTTAATTTAGCGTTTGATGCCGTAACGGATGCATTGAATATTTCCATTCCGGCATTGAAAGGTGCAACAATATCTTCTCCCATTAACAATTCATTAACTGCTGAAGTTTTGAAATCATCTCTATCGAACAATTTATTACGCCCCGTAGATTCTTGATAAGAAATTTGTTGTTTAGACATCCATTCTAAATTTTTACCAAATTTTGCAATAACTGCCTGCATATCTAACATTGAATGATTATAAGACCTTATTCCTTCTCCACTATAACCCATAGAACGACCCATCTTAGTTGATGCATCTTGCATTTTAAGGTATCTATCATTTAACTCTTGGGCCATGTTCATCCATGCCTTCTTAATTTGTGTGGCAGCATTTATAATTGCCTCTTTCTCTTGTGTTGCATAATCTAACTTAGTTTTACCAATTTGAATTTCTTGTTCTCTACGTGTTGCATCATAATTAATTTCAAACTTTGTTATCATGGTTTCTCGATTAATTTCAGCAATATCACGATTCTTTTCATATTCCTTCATCATTAAACCATATTCCTTATAAGTCTGATAAAACATAGCACCTCCCTTTGGAGCATTACCAACACCGGTCCCAAAAAAAGTTTGTCCAGATGCTGTTTCCCCCCCAGCTAAAGCAAGACCAGTCTTTAAATTAGTTTCTCTTTTTTCAAGTAAAAATTCTAAGTCTTTATTTGTTGTATTAACTAAATTGGCTTGGTCAGCTGATAAGTTTTTTTGAATTTGACCAACTTTATTTTCATAAGAATCTTGAAAATACTGAGCTTTTTTTTCGGCAACTCCTTCATGTATGTTAAAAGTTTCTTTTCCTGCTGCCAAGTCAATTGCTGCATTTGCTGCTCCATATGCTGCACCTTTAATATCAAATGGTGCTTTTGCGGCCATTTCATTAGCTTTTGTATATGCATCAAAACCAAGTTTTTTACCCTCAACTCCAAGAGCACCCCACACACCAACAGCATTTTGAGCTAATTCTCCGGATGCTTGTTGAATTTGTGTAGACGCATTTAGTCCTTGTTGTTGAAGTTGAATATCAGCTCTTTGTTTTGTAAGAGAAATCTCGTTAGTATCTCTCTGGTAATTAGAATATATTTTAAATAAATTGTTGGCAGCACCAAACAAACCACCCACAATATTAGATGAACGATTAAATAAACCAATTCCGTTTGAGTGTTTTCCTAAAAATTTACCATATCCTCCGATTGCATTGCCAAATAAAGTGAGTGATGGATACGCTTTTTTAATAGCATCACCAAAGATTTTCATTTCATTACCTACAATTTTAACACGTTTATTTTCATTCTTTGTAATTACACTAAAAACGTGGTTAATTGCAGATGTTTTAATGTTTTGTTCTTCGGTTTCTTTTACATGTTGTATTGTTTCATCAAACTCCTCTAAAGATTTTCTTACTAATTTAATTTCATCATTAAGACCTTGTGTTAGCTTATCAATCTCTGGTTCACTAAAATTATCATTTTTTAAAGTATTTTTTTGATTTTCTAATTTTTTCTTTAATAAATTTAACTGTGTTACTAGTGAATTAGTAACTTCTGTATTGAGTTTATCTAAATGATTATTTATTTCTTCTTCTGAAAATTTGTTGAATAAGTTTTCTTCACGATATTGAGAAGGAAACTTTATATATTTTTTAAGTACTTTTTCAAGTTGTTCTACTGTCATTTTTAAATAAATTATCTATAATAATAAATATTTTATGTAATAAAATTGCCACACATTGATTGTGTGGCATTCTTAATTTAAACACAGTTATTTTTACTTTCAATATTAACTATAATTTACAGAAATTTTACCTGTTTTAGCTGATTTTTTACCAACAACATGATATCCATCGGAATAAGGTGTTTGTCTTCTTGACATTTTCATACCTGTGAATTTGGTTGTCATCATTCCTGCTGTTAGGTTATGTGTTACTTTATAAATCATATAAGTTCCACGCCACATAGGAATATTAAGTAATTGGAAATACATCAACGGTTGAATTTGTGCACATCCCATCATTTCAATTTCACATTGGTAAGAATATTGAGAATAGATTGAATAAATGTCTTGACCATGGAAGAATACACGCTTACTACCATCTGAACCCGTTTTGTTTAGAATATCATCAAAAGTTTGGGCTGCAACATTAGTAATTTTTGGTGAATCCATATTTACATTAATACTCTTGAAAATGTAGTTATTTCCTCTATTCACTGTAACACCGAAACAAGGCATTAAATAACCATATCTTGCACTGACTAATTCTTCTTCTTCTTGTGATCTGTTAATATTATTAGATGTATTATTTGGTAATAATTTTTGTTGAAAATTATCGTAATCATCAGCACCAATAACTTGTTTTGGTGGCAAAATTCCAACTTTTAATGCGTCAGGACGTTTATCAATATTTCGCATATCATAACTATCATATCTGTATTCTGTATTTTCAGTTGCAACACTTGAAGGTGAATGCGTATAGATAAACACAAATGTATTATGAAGCTGTGGAGAACCAATGCTATTATATTGAATTGGTGTAAACATTTTTTTCATGTTTTCCTTTTTCAAACTAAAGTCCATTACTTCATTTGCTCGATAGCTATTTACTGTTGAAATTCCATTTGGCGTAACATTAGAGTCAAGAAATGAAGGTAAGGCAAAGAACATACACCCTTCCTTAGAAGTAACATTCGTTATAAATGTTAATAGATTAGAATCTTGCATTCTATAAGCATCGTAAATATCCTCAGCATTTAATTTAATAACATTATACATATTCATATAGAAAGAATCAATAAACACAAAATTCTTATTAAAGAAATTCTCAATTGTAAATTCATTTCTATCTGCTGTCACAAGCCATGTATCCCAAAGGTGTTTTAATGAATAATACAGTGAAACGCAGATGTCTCGTTTTATTTGTTGTTCATCTTTTGTTTCTTTGATTTCTTCAGTCTTTTTAGCTTCAGTTTCTATATCATTAATTCTTTGTGCAAATCCTGTTAGATATCCACTTAATTGTGAATTTGTTACACTAATTTCATTATTACCTTGCCCAACTCTTGTTGTTGTTGCTCGGCTAACGATATACCCCCCATTTAAACCATAAATATTTTTTAAGACCTCCATTGCTTTATTATTCTCATTGAATAAAAGGCGTAATCCATTTTTATCAGTTGCAAGACAAATAGAAGAATATTGTCCAAAATAATTCTTAAAAATGTTTGTCCAATGACTTGGGCTTTCAGGTTTAAAATTTGTAGATGTCCATTTGCCACGCCAATTACTCCATCTTTCCTCTTCTGATACTATTTCTGCGCTATTTAACTCACAATTATTAATTATAGTATTAAGGTCTCCATTAAGAACAAAATTCTCAAATAAATTAATTAACTTATTCCTAACCGCAATATCAATATATTCATAATCTATATAATAGTCTGAAATCTTATTGTGCTCTCTCTTATCACCTGTACTACTAATATGTAAAATATTATCAGATTTTATTATAAAAGAAGTATCCCTATTAGGAAACGACGCTTCATAATCTTTTTTGCATAACGGTTCTTTATTGAATGTATCCCAAAACTTTCTACGCCATAATAAAGCTCCTAAAAATAGGACATAGCAAGGTGGTAATAATTGAACAAAACTTCTATTGCCTCTTTTAAAAACACTTTGTGTATTAATTTTTACGGAACACATAAAGGATGACAATATCAAATATGCCTTACATTTATTAATAATATTCTTTTCTTCATATTTCGTAATATTATCTATTTCAGTATCTTTTACAAGATTTTGTTGATAATAAAACTTTGACCCAAATAGAGAATGAAGTCTGTTATTTACGAATAATAAAAGTTCACGTATATAAAGTTTATCATTACGGCCATTACTATTTAATGTATTTATATGTTCTTTTAATTTTTTTTGAATCTTATTTATATTAAATTTACTTTTAAAATCAAGCCATAGATTATCATATTTAACATCATTCTTTTTTTCATCTGAATTACATAAGCTTTTCTTTGCGTAAGTTTCATCAACCTCAGATAGTGATGGTATAAGTAATGTCCAATCATTGTAATTTTTACGATAACTTTTTATTGAAACATCGTATTTCCTTTCCATAAATTTTCGCAGATTTTCATCTTCTTTTTCCCCCTTAACTGCATAATTCATAAATTTTACATTACCATTCTTGTAGTCCTCAATTTGTTGAATAAATTTATTTGAAGCATCAATATTATCATTTATATAAAATAATTGTTCATTTGTATAGTTTTGTTGAACACTTTCATCAATAATTTTAAATGTTTTGCAACCATAAAGAAAATTTTGAGTTGTGCCTGTTATATTGCCACTTTTAACAGTTGAATTAATTTTCAATAAAAAATTATGGCTTTTCTCTTTTTCTCCATTTTTATTGGTTATCTGACTTTCAAATAATTTATTGTAAGGGTTGCCGTACCCATCAAATTTCAAAATCTCAGTTGGAACAATTGAGATATATCCATCACCATTTAAATTCTTTGTGTAGATGTAACTATACTTATAATAGTTATCGTTTTTGTTTTTTATGAAAATTGGGTGACGAGTGCTATTATATGGATTACCTGACCCTGTTATAACAGTTTCAAACGCATTATATTTTTTACCATCTTCTGTCTGATTAGTTGGCGTGATTTTTGAGTCACAAGTTAAATAGTCAATTACTTGTGATTCAAAAGTATGTTTAGTACCTTTAGCTTTACAAGCCTCTTTTAACTTATCATATTTGCTATAAGAACTAATCATATTTAAGGCATCCATATAACCAAGTATTTTAGCATCTTCATTTGAACATTGATTATCACCAAGGCCAATAACATTTGCAGCACGAAGTCCTAAATAAGGTGCTATCTTTTCTATTGAGTCACAATCACGTGCAACATTTCTAAATGGTGATGTTTGTGTCCATAAGTCACTACCTGTAATTGGTAAACCATCATATCTAAATAAAGGAGAAGTAACAATTGCTTGGCTCTCCTCACTATATTTTTCAATAGCTTCAATAATTGATAGTACAACCTTTTTCTCTTCCCACATATCAGGCAAACCTTGTTTACTTTTGTAATCATTTGGCCACCCTAAAACCTCGTAATCATTTCCTTCTTGTGCAGGTATCTTTGTTTCATCATTTGTATTATGATTAGGATTATATAAAGCAGGCCAAGGATATGGTTTTGGACTAATAGTTAAATCAGTGCCTTTTTTCTTAATACCAAGGTTCTCATAAGTTCTCTCATTATTGTCAATGTATGATTGGATACGTTCATTACATACCATCATTACCTCAATAAATGTTTCAAGGTGGCACATCATTAATTTAACAAAATTTCCAATGGTTGGCTCAAACCCAAGAATATCAATAATTTTCTTTTTTCTCGTTTCTTCAAGCCAATTATCCGTTTCAGATGAATTGTCGTTTATTGTAACCTTTTCGTAACCATTAGCTTGTGCCGCCGTCTTATTTTCAACAGTTGTCTCAACATTTATTGCAGCCGCAGTTGTGGATTTTATATATTTCTCTATTTGATATTTTGTTGTGCCTAATGGAAGCAAATAAGCATATACATATTGACCTGTGGTTGGAAATGGGTTTTTAGTTGGGCCTACTTTATTGTTATTATAAGCATAAACACGTTCCTGTAATGCCTTAGCCGTTGCCTTGGACATTTTTCGTTTTCCATTAAATGTAATATGAGTATAATCTATCTTACCCCCATATGGATACACTCTTTGGTCATTTTGGTTCTTAGACAAAATTTCGGATGCATCTCCATGTCTTGCATAATATCCTTTACTTGATGGTATTCCATCATGAAACCCTTTATCAAGTACCTTAACCCCATTGCTTATTTTTTCAGAATGATTTTCATTAAATTTATCAATAGCATCATCTAATCTATGGTATGCTTGACATGCTTTCTCTCCAATAATGAATTTACCTTCATTATTTAATTTAACAATCAATAATGCTTGTTCAGAATATGAACCATTCTTATTTTTTTCACTACCAAAAATAACAGTACCTTGGTTATCATTTTCAATTGTTTTTACTAATTCTGTTATGAAATTGTTATATGAAATTGAAAGGTTATTTGCACCTGTTAAATTTATCATGGCATCACTTACTGTTTTACCTTGCTGTAAAGTAACATTCTGATTATCATTTGAAATATCTGTTGCTTGGGGTGTTGCAGAAGTTACATTAATTTCGGTATTATCACAAGATAAAGATCTTTGACTATCAACCGTACCAATTGCATTTTTTATATTTTCAATTAATTTATATAATTTAATTGGCGGTATTTTTTCCCCATCAGCCTTTATAAGTTGCCATTTTGGATTATTCTTTACGTTTTCATCCCAATATGCTTGTCCCACATATGACAACTCAGAAACATAAGATAGGCACTTTAAGGGTATATCAGTTAAAAGAGAATAACTATATCCAATAAACTGAACCGTAGCTTCGAAGTCGCCTGTTTGAGAATTATAATGGCCATTAAATTTGCTTACTGAAAGTTGATATGTAACATCTTTTCCAAGGAAACCTTTTACTTGTAAGCGAAATAGTGGGTAAGGCATTGTAAAGAACACACCCAATAAGTTATCTGCAGTAATATCACCATTATCATGGATTGCTTCTTCACGTCCCCATAATGAAGTGCCATGAACATCAACAAAATCAATTGTAATTGTTGGTGTATACCAAGATTCAAATGATATGTTTACATTAGTCACACCAAGTCCTTCAATTAATTCATGGTCAACATATTTGTCAGCACTTATCTCTGTATAATAGGTTGTAAGGAAGTTTTCACCATTAAAATTATCACCACCATTAACCATGTGGTCTGAATGACCTGTTCTTTGGTCGAATTTAGGATTTGGATAACTTACCCAAGATATTGTTTTTTCAACAAGTGTATTTTTTGATTTGTCACGTGAACGTATTTCAGCCGTCAATGACATTGAGATACATAAATCCTCTAAGTGAGGAATCATAGGAACACTATTTCCATCTTGGTCAGTACCAAAGTCTAAATCATTTGGTTCAAAATAATATACGTGTCCGTTTAAATTATCAGGTACATTCATGCAATTCTAATTGTTTTACATAATAATTCATCTAAATTCTTGCTCCAAAACTCCACATCTTTTGCAGACATGACTTGTTTGTCATTTGACCAATGATGTGTATGGTCAGCGAAGATTTGCCTAAATTTTTCTAAGAAAGCAATTAATTCATCCCCATAGACCATTCGTTGCCCTTTGTCTGAGAATTTTTCAACACTTTCTTTCGTTATTAATTCTTTTTGGTCTGTTACGTTTAGGTAACTTTCTTTATTTGCCCCATTGTGGGTAATTAAATTGATTCTATCAGCCACCACGCTAATTGCGCTATTAAAGCCACCATTTTCTTTACCACCATTAAACTTATCATACTTCATTTGTATATAAGACAAGTCTTCTTTATTAAATTCAAGGCTACCAGGGTCTGCTCTTTCAACAATGGAACGACGATTCCAAAATGGCTTATGTCCACACATTAATCTAAGCTCTTCATCTTTTAGCCACATTGCGGAATCACCACGCCCTTGAAATGCAATTGTATCTTGATCAGGATAAGTACCATCATTCTTAGGATTTCCTACTGGGTGACATAGAGGTTTTGTACTTAAACCTTTCATTAAGGATAAGGCCTCATATTGCCCACCATGGCCTAAGTAATAGTCTTGGGAAATAATAGGACCAATATAAAATCTATTACCCATAGCCCCATCAAGTTCTTGTAGAAAAATCAAAACTTGTTCACCAACTTTTGGGATTATTTGAAGATGTTTTGGTAGCAATGGCCAAGCCCAAGGTAGGTCATTTCCATTCAACTGTTGGTCATCTTCGTGTAATCTAACCTTAATTCTATGTCCAAAGCTATTTCTTGAAATCGAGTTTGAACTCGCAGTGTCAAGATTATCTTCAATTTGTTCAACAGTAGCAATTCTGATAAGAGACTTACTACTTATTTTAGCACTATTATCATTCATTGTTAATTATATTTCTATACATTAAAAATAAGTATTTAAGAGTTTATTTTCAATAAGAAAATAGCGAGATAACCTAAGGATAACTATATTTATTTAATCATTATGATGATCCACTTTTCACGATGAATAATCTTAAAAGAACAAAAAAAAATATTATAATAATCCTATTAAAAAATTAAAATTCAGATATATATTATATAATAATAATTTAATAATTTTTTATTTATGAGTTTAAAACAAATACAAATTGGTGGTAATTCTTATCAAATTTCAATGCCACAAGTTAGAGTTAAGGTTGGCAATGAAAATGTTATGGCATTAACAACTGATCATGCTAATGTTAATGATACTGAAGATGTTGTTTATACCTTAGAATTAAAGCATGACGAAAACACAATTAAAGCTACTGAAAGAGGTCTTTCTACTAACTTAAAAGTCTTCTATGATGTAGATAAAAAGAAACTTGGTTTATCCGGTGCAAATAATCAACTTATTGAAGATAGTAGTGTTGATGTATCTCAGCTTTTTGGTGATCTTGGTTTGTTAAAAAATTCAGAATATGATGAAACGACGAATAATCTTACATTAACATTTGAAACAAAAGAAGGTGATAAAAATGTAAAAGTTAATCTTGGAAAATTACTTGATGTAAATGATGTTGCCGTTAAATCAGATTCTGTTAACTATCTTACGTTTGAATTATCTAATCCAGGACAGGAAAATGAACAAGCAGTTGTTGGTGTTAAAGTTGCACAGGTTGAAAATGCTTCAGAAAACGCAACCGGTCTTGTAGATGCCTATGGAGTTAAAACGTTTGTAGATGGCAAAGAATCACTGTTAACTAACAAGATTGAAATGGCAAAAAACGAGTTAACAGAATTGATTAATAGAGTTAAACAAACAGCTGATCAAAATAAAGCAAATTTAGAAGGCCTTCAACCAACCCAACCACAAGAAAAAGTTTCTTACTCAGTTAACGGAACAACACTTAGTCTTTTTGGTATTGTCTCACACGTTTAATAATATATTATTTTAGTACATATGAGTAGTGAAGAAAATGAATTATTAAAACATCCACATACACGTAAATTTAATGAAGTTAACGGTTTAGACCGCATTGAAACTATAACATTTAATGACGGAAAGGAATACTTAATTGGTACACCATTTTCTGAAATGATCTATTATTTAGAAAATGAATATTTTGATGATATAATAGAAAATCTTAAAGACGAGCTTAAAAAAGTGCTTAAAGACGAGTTATTAAATGAGATTAAAGAAGAGCTTAAAAAAGAAAATAATAACCATTAATATAAATCGATATGAGTAATATTTACGAAAATAACATCAATATTTGGGGGTTTGATTCTGATAATATAGGCCTTTTAAAGAGTAATAATAAAACTGAAAAAAAATCGTCTGAAGAAAAAAGTAATACGGATAAAGAACAAGATGCAAAAATTGATGAAATAAAATCAAGTGTTTCAAAAAATGAAGAACTTGATAAAAAGCAACAAGAACAGATTGACGGTCTTACACAAAAAATACCAAATATAGATGTTGAAGGCAATGCGTTAGTAATAAAGTAATATAAAAAAATAGGTGTTTATATAGCACCTATTTTTTATTTTCATTTAGCTAAAAATTAAAAATGACCACCAAGAGTTTCTTAGTGGTCATTTACTTTTCAATTAATTTATTCAACAAGAATCACAACACTACGTTGAGCATCATAACCGTTCTTAACCTTAATACGGCTTGCATCAACACCGTTTGCAACAAGTGCATCCTTAATAGCATTTGCACGTTTTTCTGCAAGGGTCTTATTGAATGATTCACTACCCTCAGGTGAAGTTGTACCTGTAAGGACGATAGAACCATTTGTGTCTTTAAGAGCCTTAACAAGGCCTGCCATCTTATTTACATCTACGTTATACTTACCTTTATCAAAGTAATAACTACCAATACTTTGTGTGTTAACAGTCACCTTATTACCTTCAGCAAGTAGTTGTCTAATTGTTTCCTCAAGATTAGCATTAACTCTTGTGAGTTCAGCGTTGGCATTCTGAAGAGATGCAATTGTAGCATTAAGTGCATCAAGTTCAGCTTGGTTACGCAATTGTTTAAGTTGGAAATTTCCTCGTGTAGTTGGAATACGATACTTAAGGCCAACAGAAAGATTTACACATTGAAATTCACCACGCATTGTAAATTGCTTAGGAAGCCACAGATACTCAGGAGTTACAGTGATTGCAACATTCTTGGAAACATTTACATTACCACGAAGAGCACCACGTACACTCAATGCGTTACCACCTGTACTACCCTTAGCAAATTCAGAATCAAATTCATGAACCCATCCTGCACCACCAATCAATTCAAGCTCGAAACAACGTCGATGACCTTGATAACCTGCAAGGAGGTTGCTTACATTAAACACAACATTACCTGTGAGGTTATGTGCATCCAAGAACGTCTTGCTATTTTCAAGATTAAACACCCCTGAATAATCAACCTCAGCGCCAACATATGGTGTAATCATTTTACCAACAGTAACGTTAGCGTGAACAGGTTGTGTACGCCACCAACTGTTACCATTTGAAGTCTTCGTGTTGAAAAGCGTCCAAGAATTGACGTCATTCCAAACGTTTGTTCCAACTCCAACACCTACATACCAATTGTCCTTGGCAGTACCGTTGTCTACAAGAGCAGTCTGAGCCGTTGCCGAAACTGCGAAGCCCATTACAAGGGCGAACATCATAATAATTTTCTTCATAAATTTATTTATTAATTATTTTTGAACATTAATATTATACTACATGATAAAGATATTTCCAAATATTTAAAGTAGAAAAATTGTTTATATATCTATATCTTATAATTTAACCACAAGTATTCTATTTTATCTTTCTTGGTTTTTCGATTTCCACTCATCGTGTGAACGATAAATTTTATTTTTATAAAACCATTTTCTTCAAGTCGTTTATATGCATCACAATCATAGCCACTAATGAGAATCTTACATTTAGCATTCACGCATTCATCAATAAATCTTTCCTGTTCTTCATCATTCATATCAATATTATAACGCGTTTCTGTACGTGTAGATTGATGATATGGCGGGTCTGCATATATAAAGACATCTTCTCTTTGAGAATATTTACTAATTAATTTAATACCATCTTGGTTTGTAACAATAACTTTGGATAGCCTATCGTGCAACTTAGGCAAACCTTCAATTGTAGAAAGCATATCAGAACAAGATTTGGACATGTTACGCCTAATGCAAGTATTAATTGAAAAACCGCCGATACCATTACATGAAGTACGATTTACATAGAAGAACTTAAAGGCTCTATGAACCATACTTAATTTATCATCTTCATTAAATGGTATTTCCTTCAAATCTTGTTTAAATGCCTTTCTTAATTTTTCACTGTAAATAATTAAATCAGATAATTTTTGAAATTCTGCAAACATTTCCTTATCTACTAACGTTCTAAATAGTGAGTACACATTATTATCTAAATCATTGTAGATTTCAATTGGTGGAATGTTTGGGTTGTGTAAGGCGACACCAAAACTGCCACCGAAAGGCTCAATATATGTATTATAAGAGCCTTCTTTAGGAAAATATTTTAATATTTTTTTTGCCATACCGTTTTTCCCCCAAAATATCTAATAGGTGAATTCATATATCTTTTTATCTTTAATGTACTACAATAATGAAAAGAAACCAACTATTTATAATAAAATAAATGTTTAACATGGATAATAAATTAAAGAGAATGATTAACGAGCAGTTTACTCGTACAATAAATAAAAAAAGACGATATAAAAAAACACGTGCACTTGTAGAAACTATGGTACGTGATATGCTTGCAAAGAAAATCAACGAAGAAACTAAATCTAAGGCTACGCAAGTTCGTCAAGCATTAAATGACCCTGCAATTAATAAATCAGGTCTTGCAAGAAAGATTGGTGGGCTTAGTGGAAATGATGACGCTCGTCGTTCAGAGATTTCAAAAATTGCTCGTGGAGAGTGGGTGCCTGATACCCAAATTCAAAATGATATATTACATAAATTAGCATCTGAAGATTAATGGAAATGGAAGTTGTTGAAGTGTATGAAGGAGCAAATTTCTACGCTATTTGCCCGAGTTGTAATGAGCCAATTGCTTTTCAAGGCGTAGATATTGAATATTACAAGCCAATTGGGTCTAAAATTGATAAACCAATCTACAGTGAACAAACTGATTTGGTTGACACTGGTAAAGTTATTGCTTGTCCTTATTGTAAAAAGGTTTCAAAAGCAAAGGATTTTAAATTTATTATAAACGATTTTTAATTAGAAATGGCGACACTAAAAAGGGCCGCCATTTTTTTTTATTCTTCAAAATTCCATATTCGCACATTATCAATACAAGTATATGTTCCAACCTTTATACCGACATCACAATGTTGATGAAGGATTTCCTCAATAGATAAAATATTTTCATCAAGAAACTCTGCCAATTCAAGCATCTTATCTGTGGCTTCTTGGTCAAATTTAGCACCATCCCAATCATCTAATGTTTCCATTCTAATGTGGTCCATTAGTCCAAGAATACGTGCCATATCTTCAAATAAACGGCTATTACCAAAAATGTCGTACTTATCAATACCCACCTTTGTATTAAAATCTTGAAACCACAAGTGTTTAATTAACTTAATATGGTCTTCATTTAACGTAACTTTTAATTTCATAATCATTATTTAGTTTTATATAAGTAAAAATAGTTTTAAAGGCTATAATTTTCAATATGAAAATATAATTAAAACGTATCGATTAGGTTCTTATATGTAGAACCAAGTCGTTTAACACCATTTACAGCAATTTGCCGCACACGTTCATAACTAATACCAACTTCATTTGCAACATCATTCATCGATTTAGAAGCACCATCAATACCATATACACATTTAATAATATATGCCTCACGGTCACTAAGTTTAGATAGAATTTTTCTTACCGTTATTTTTGCGTCTTCTTTTCTTACAAGTTCGTCAGCATCACATGTTGCAGTCTTAGAGGTATAAGCATTACTTTCCATAAACTCTTGTCCATTTTCGTCCTCACCATATTTTTCATCAATTGACATCGATTCAAAAGCAATAAGGTCTTCTTTATTTGCGAAATTTAGGTTATGTTTTTTCTTTAAGCCATCTTGTATTTCCTCAGCTGTAGGATAACGTTGATTCTTAAACCAAAATTCTTGACGAAATTTAGGAAGATACGTAGCCAACTTAATTGCATTATTCGGAGTAACCATTGGTTCTTCAACTGTAATATAGCCCATAATAGTCTTACGTATCCAATACGTTGCATAAGTTGTGAATTTAACCTCACTATTAACATCATATTTATCAATAGCTAACATTAACCCAATGTTTCCTTCACTAATAAGGTCCATCAGATTACCATTTTGTGAAAACTTATTAGCAATAGAACACACAAAACGTTGATGAGCACCTACGATACGTTCCTTTGCAAGATTCTTCTCTTTAATAGTACCATTATGATAGGTTTTTAAATATTCACGGGTTTTAGCATCATCAATAGTACCGTATTTGCGAATATCTTTCAGATAAATCCCATAAATATTTATGTCCTCAGATTTTTTATTCATACGCCTTTTATTTCATTAAAAAAATACTTCAAGTCACAAATTTAAAATAATTTGCTTTTAAAAAGAAAATTATCACACATCTAATGCATAAAGTTTAGATGTATGATAATTTCATAAAATTACTTTTTCTTTCTAATGATTGTAATCAACTTATTACCTTCATCCTTTGGTGCTGAATCATATGCAATGTTATCACCCATCAAAGACAAAAATTCATAAAATGACTTAGAAGATTCGTCTCTTCGTCCAAGTTCTCTTCCGCGCATAATAAGTACAATTCTCACTTTCTTACCCTTCTCAATGAAGGACAAAGCATGTTTAGCCTTTGTCTCCATGTCGTGTTTAGAAATGTTTACTGACAATTGAATTTCCTTTGTGTCTACAACCGTCTTCTTTTTTAAGGTTTGTTTCATTTCCCACACGTACCTCTTATAATCATCAATTTTAAGGATTGGCGGATTTGATGTAGCATTAATTTCAATAAGGTCAAGATTAACAGAATCTGCAAACTTTTTTGCATCAGAAACCTTCATAATCTTATTAAAATCATTAGCACCATCTGAACTGTTACGTTCAACATAAATAACACGTGCCTCAGCATATTTAATTTCATCATTCACACGTGCAGAAAAATCTTCTCTTTTCTGATTTTTTTTAGCCATTTAAATATAATTTTTTTAAATATGAATCAAACATACCCTTCAACAACTCATACTTTTTTACATCAGTATATTGAAGAGATCTTAAATACTTTCTTTGTTCCTTTATTTCTTCTTGTCTCTTTTTTTGTTCATAATCATAAACTGTTAAATCTAAATCATTAGTACATTCTTCTATGATACTTAAACATTTATTTTTATCACCACACCCATCAAATATTGAAGAGCCAACAATCGTTGTAAGAGCCTTTTTCCTTTTAAACTCAGCATTTGCTGTAAGTAGGCATCTTTTAAGTGCTTCATAATCTACACTTTCTTCATTTGGACGTGGGTAATTACATATATACATCAAAGAAACTATTGGTTCACATGGAACGGTAAGCCTTGTCCCAAGTTTTGATTTATCGGCATATTTTGTTTTATCGTTGTATTCTTCAATCAAGGGTAATTTATATTTTAATTTTGATTGAAACCCACCGCTTAATAAATTATATGTCGATGTTCCTAATAATATTACCTCAAAATCATCAACATCCCAAATCGGATCTTTATCTTTAATAATTTTTATCATTTGATGCTACAATATTTTTCCATATCAATTAATTGGTCATAAAACAATAGATGTGTGTGATGTGTGTATTTGCAGACTTCATCATAAGTCATCCATTTATACTTATCAATTTCAGGGGTTACACCATCATCTGCTATATTTGAAACGCATACATCAGGATCAATGTTTGGATAATGCAAGCCAAATGCAACTGTTACTTTATGTGGGTTTTGTTGAACACTACCCAACGGAATAAGCATTCCACTATCACACTCATCCATTGTAAGGCCTGTTTCCTCCTTAAATTCCCTCAAAGCAGTTTCATCCCAAGTTTCATCATGCTCAGTAGCCCCTTTAAGGAACATCCATAAATTTCTACAGTTTTTATAATTTCCACCAGGATGACCCAAAAAGAACTCAAGCTCATCATCCTTATTTTTCCTGAATGGAATGATACCACAACTTATTTTCATATTACTTCTCTTCTACAATTTTCCTTATTTTTTCAATCTGTTTTTCCGTCAACTTACACATTTCCATTTCAACTCTTACAATTAACTTTCCAACCATACCATTACTTAAATGAAGACCGTAATTATTAAATGTAAATTCATAGCCATCTTTTGTCCCCTGTGGTATAGTAAGTTTTATAGTTTTACCATCAATTGTCTTAATATCTGCTGTGCATCCTGTCAGACAATCAATGACTGATACTTTAATCCCTGTAATAATATTAGATGGATTTGTTTCATCAATTCGGAATTTACTATTAGGGTCTTCCTTCAATGCAAATGTAAAGTACAAATCGCCATTATTCCCCCTATTATTGTGGCAAGAATTACCTTCTCCTACCATTTGATAGGTATATTGCAAACGGTCAATTTTTGGTACTTTGAAACTCTTCTCAACTTTCTTAGAAACGACACCTGAACCATTACATTTATGACAAGGATCTTTTACAAATCGTCCAGTACCTTGACAATGTGGGCAAGATTGTGTGTTCTGAACAATACCACCACTAATATGATGCATTTGAGTGATAAAACCTGTACCATGACAATATGGGCAAGAAGTATCAGCACCACTTAAACTACCAACACCATTACAAACTTCACAAGGTCGTTCAACATCATAAGAAACCGTTTTCAAACGTTCAAAGAATACATCTTCAAGAGTTACCCCAATCCTAATTTTTTTATCAGTGCCACAATAAACTCTTTCTCGTGGTTGATGGAATCCTCCAAAGCCGCCAAACCCTGAACCACTCATAAATTGAGCAAATATATCATCAGGATTCATGTTTGATGCATTACTTCCACCAAAGTCTGTTGTTCCAAATAAGTCATATTGGCTTCTCTTTTCCTTATCAGAAAGAATTTCATAAGCCTCTGTCACTTCTTTAAACTTCTCTTCAGCATTCTTCTGTTCAGTTTCTGACTTATCCCCCCACTTATCAGGATGCCATTTCATTGCAGCCTTTCGATATGCTTTCTTTATTTCTTTGTCATTCGCATCCTTACCAAGGCCAAGAATCTTATATAAATCTTTATTTACCATTTTTATTTTTAATTATAACGAAATTTATATGCTTGTTCTTTTTGTCTTTCGACTTCTTTAAGCAAATTTTCTCTATCTTTAACACTTAAATTAGATTGTATATCTATCTCACCTTTTAATAAATCTTCATTACCATTAAAAGTCTTTTCTTGTTTCAAATCCCCCTCTTTTAAGCGTTCTAATTCATTGTTTTCACTGTTCCATTGTTTCTGAACAACTGAATTTGGTTCAAACTCTGCATCATTGGCAATCATCGTGTACTTATATTTATCAATAAAGGCTTGCCATAAATGTTCCCATATTTTATTAAAATTCCTTTTAAGATACAATAATGGCTCTTCTTCATATGGTGTAATATCCTTAGGTGATGACATAATAAGTGACAGAAGTTCACCTTTTAATTGATTTAAGTCATATTCAGCCATTTTCGCTAATTGCCTTGCATGTTGGATAGTCTTAACTTCTTTATCGATGAAGATAGTTGTTTGTATTTTTTTTTCCATATAATTTAACATTGAAAAAGAAATGGTGGCAAATTACATTTCAACTTACCACCATATTCAATATTTTAAACTTCCTCGAAATCATTCTTAGAACCATCATTATTCGGTTCCGTATCCGCTGTGTTATTAGAATCCGCACTAAAACCGTACTTCATCATGTCATCTATCGGATTTTCGCCAATTGGATTATTTCCACCATAAGCTTTCATTGCAATTGCATTCCACTTAGATGTCAATTCCTTCTCAACGGATTCAAGATTTGTAAAATCTTTACTATCTTCCATCTTCTTTAATTCATCCAATTTTTCAGTAAAGAATTTCTTATCATCTTCATTCATTAATTCAGGTTTCTCTTTATATGTCTCCATCGTTGTTTCTGTCGTATAACGTAGACTTGAAGCCTTATTGAGTTTCTCAAGTTCTACACGCTTTTGCTCATCTTCGGCCTTATGTGCTTCTGCATCAGCCTTAATTCGCTCAATTTCATCTTGCGTTAAAGAACCTTTATTTTCAATGGTGATATGTTGCTCTTTACCTGTGGCCTTATCAATTGCACTCACCTTTAAAATACCGTTTGCATCAATATCAAAAGATACCTCAATTTGAGGAATACCACGTTTTGCAGGAGCAATACCATCAAGATTAAACACTCCAATTTCCTTATTATCGTTAGCCATTGGACGTTCACCTTGTAAACAACGAATGGTAACAGCAGGTTGATTATCAACTGCCGTTGAAAAAGTCTGAGTTTTCTTACAAGGGATTGTAGTATTTGCATCAACAAGTCGTGTCATTACACCACCAACAGTCTCAATACCGAGTGAAAGAGGAGTAACATCAAGAAGAAGCAAATCTGTATCAGAATCACCATTGATAATAGAACCCTGAACAGCAGCACCAAGTGCTACAGCTTCATCAAGATTTGCACCATGTAGAAGTTTTACACCAAATTCATTTTTCAACATTTCTTGTACCATAGGAATACGACAAGAACCACCAACAAGAAGGATTCCATCTAAATCTTTAGCTTCCAAATCAGCCTCCTTGATTGCATTCTTAGCACAAGTAATAACCTTATTAACAATTGGACGTACAATCTGTTCAAACTTTGCACGAGTTAAAGTATTTACCATATGAATTGGTTGACCATCCTTAACTGAAATATAAGGTAAATTAATTTCAGCAGAAGCACTACTACTCAACTCACACTTAGCTTTCTCAGCGGCTTCATAAACACGAGTATATGCCATTGTATCACTCGTTAAATCAACGCCGTTTTCTTTCTTGAACAAATCTACAAGATAATCTGCGATTGCCTTATCAATATCTGAACCACCACAATAAATATCACCATTTGTTGCGAGAATTTCTACAACAGAATCTGAAACATCTGCAACTGAAACATCAAGCGTTGCACCACCGAAGTCTACAACTGCAAATTTACCACCCTTCTTCATATCAATATTTGAAGCAAGTAACGCAGCAGTAGGTTCTGCAATTACACGTTTAACTTCAAGGCCTGCGAGTTCGCCTGCAGTCTTTGTTGCTTGACGAGCAGAGTCGTTAAAATAAGCAGGAACAGTAATTACAGCCTCTTTAATTTCTTCACCAACATAATCCTCTGCAACCTTTTTCATTTTTGCAATAATCATTGATGACAATTCTTCGGGAGAATATTCTCTTCCTTCAATTTTTGCCTTGGGGAAGCCACCACGATTAACAATATCATATTGTACATGTTTAACGGCCTCAGATGATTCATCAAATGTTGCACCCATAAAACGTTTAATAAGAACTACTGTCTCTTTTGGATTTACAATTTGTTGCCGTTTTGCTGTCGTACCAACCTTACGTTCACCGTCCTTTAATCCGATTACAGACGGTGTTGTACGTCCACCTTCTTCATTTACAATTACAGTAGGTTTACCATTTTCCATTACAGCCACACATGAAAAGCAGCTACCCAAATCAATTCCAATTATCTTCCCCATAGATTAAAAACAGTTTTTGATATTATTAATTACATTGCGAAGAGAATCATTCTCATTTTGAAGTACTTTGTTATTATGATCAATGACATCAATGTAATGCTTCATTTCTTTAAACTGTTTTTCATAAATTTTATTCCTTTCATTGAGCATAACCATTTGTTCATAAATTTTCTCTGTAAACTCAGCAACAGGGTCTGCAACCTTTTTTTCATTACAGCATGTATCTGATTTACAACATTCATCTAAATTACAGCACGCATCTGAAAGTTTTTCACAACAAGATTTCTTATTTTCAGTTAAGGCCTTATGCTCCTTATTGAAGGTTTCATCTTTAACACATTTACCATTTACACATTCTTTTTCAAAACCATCAACGAGTTCACCATTTTGGTATTTAAAACCCTTAGAGTTAAAGTAACTCTTCTTTTCGTTTTCAGCATTTACATTTTTCTCATAAAGCTTCATGATTTCTTCAAAAAGCTTATCAAAAGAAATTTCATTCAAATTAAAAACTTTTTCAAACATTTCCATATACATTAATTTAAAATTTTATTCATAACTATTATACTACAAAAAAGATACCAAACCAAAACTTTTATCATTTTGGCTTGGTATTTTTGCCATTTTGACAGTTTATCACATATTATTGACAATATCGCGATAATATGTGTCATTATTGTCACAAATTTCACCATTCGTGCGTGCCTCATTCAACAATTCAACCATTAATTTCTTAGGCATCTGAGAATGCCGTGCAAGATACTTAGAAGACTTTTTCAACATCTCATATACGTTAGGAAGTTTCATAATTCTTTCAGTTTCTTTAAGACATTCTTCAATTATTACTTTAATCTTGTCATTAATATAATCTTGATTATCTTCGTTAACTAATGAGTCACCAAATTCAAAACTTGACATATATGTTGATACATATGGGATTCCATCTAACCCCCATTTTCTAACCATTTTTGAAGCAATTGCAGTTGCATGTGTTAAGTCTGAAGAAGCCCCTGCACTACGTTTATCTTCACCAAATACAAGGCCTTCAGCAACATATCCACCAAGAGCCACCTTAATTTCATTAAGATAATCAATTTTCGAACCAACAACTCCTTCCTCCTCTTCAACATCATGCATCATAAAGCCTTCAATTTGCTTTTCAGCACTGCGTGAAATAAGTTTTGCGGGAACTTTTCCATTAAGGTACGAATATATAACAAAGTGGCCACTTTCATGAACGGCAGTATTTGCTTGCTGTTCATCCTTAGTTGATTCACGAAGTTTATCAAGTCTTAGTTTATCAGTAAACTTATATGTGTCAATAACGTCACCATTACTGTTAATTACCTTAACGATGTTCTTGTTCTTTTTATAATAGTATTTAATCGATACAGCCTCTTTATCTTTTTTATTGTCATAAATATTAGTTATGACATAAGGAAGTTTAGTTTTAATAAACTCATGAATCGTAGAGAAAATAGGTCTTGTACCTTGTGTTGGGAACACGGCTTCATCAAAAATGACCTTATACACACTCTTATCAAACTCAAGGTCAAGGCCACACAATTCCTTTGCAGTCTTCTTATATGACTCTAAATTCAGTTCAATAATCTTCTTAAATGACTTTGATGTAAATGATGGATAAATCACATGAATATTACCCAAACGTGCAATCTGTTCATTACGAAAACGCATCTGAAGTGCCTTCTTAATATCTACAATATTAATTTTCTTGGTAATACTATAGAATTGGTCAGGCGACATGTCAGGATTTACATTGAATGCAACATCATAAGCTTCATCAAGATTAGCAATGACGAAAATAATTGAGTTCTTGAAATTAAGATCATAACCAATTAGAGACTTTTGATATACATCACTAAACAAATCACAAATCTCCATTATGCCCATCCCTTGTAACTTACAATACACATCAGAAGTATCACACACAACATTATACACTTTACGATAAAGTTCTGTAAATCTATTCAAAATATGTGATTGCAAGAAAAAGTCAGGCTCTTCCTCCATATTACTCTTAGAATGTCTAATCTTATGCAAAGAACCTTCAGAGTCATATTCTACATCCTCATCATTTTCTCCATAACTTTGTGTAACATTAAACACATCTAAAAATTGTTTACGGTCATATTTATTAAATTTGGCCATACATTCTTCACTATTTTCCCACACACCATTTTTAATCTCCATTGGACAAAGAGAATTAATCTTCATCATATATGTAAGAACCCTAAATACACTTCTGTTTTCCCAAAATGAAGTACGTTTATGTAGGATACCTGTATCAAGCAATTCCCAAAATGGTTTCAAACCATTTTTATTGTCTTTCTCTCCACCATTACCATCGATAGTTGCAGCATACTGAAATTCATCGTATACGAACATACGATTACTACAATCATTATCCAACTGTTCCTCAATATCTTGTTCAACTTCCCAAGAACTCTGTTCATTGATCGCGCAAAAATTAAAATAAACAAGGTTCTTTTCAATGTTAAGCAACTGAGAAATACGACGGATAAGAGAGGTCTTACCACAACCTGTCATACCAAAAATATTAACAACACAAGGGCTTGATTGTAATTGAGGGTACAAGAACCACACACGAACATTGCTCATAATAGAGTCAATCTGTTCGTCAATTCCAACAAACTCCTTTTTCAACTGCGTAATTGCATCGTTGACGAGTTTATTTTTCTCATCAAGATCTTTTTTATCAACTTTCAAACTCATATCTAATTTTTTAAAACCATAAACATTATACTATCACATAAACCAAAAACCAAAAAAAACCGAGGATTGTTATAATAAACAATTTCGGTTTTGACATTATTTCATTCAATTTCATACAATTTCTTATTGTCAATCATTGAATATGAATCACACACATATATCTCATCAGGAGAAGGAATAGAATAAGTATGGGCAAATATCTGATAATCCACACCAAGTTTCTGATTTACAATGGATGTTGATTCTGTATCATGTTCATAAAGATCAGACCAAACAATACCACCAAATGAATCATAACCACCACGCATTACACCAATATTCCATATGTATTTGTTAATATCTTGCACATTCCCAACCATACCATTAAGAATCTCTTCCCAATTATCTTTATTTACAATTTTTAAGTTGCGTAAATACCAACCAAGATTAATTCCTGCGTGTGATAGTAAAACTTTACCTAAAACTTTTGTGTTAATAACAGTACAAAATGAAAACAAATCAATGTTTTTCAAAAACAATGATTGAATAACCTTATATCTTTTATTGTCACGTCTACACCCATAATCTTCACTAACATTAGGAAAATAATGCAAATCATGATTTCCAAGAATAAGTGTCACTTTATCTCTATTATCTTTAGCAAATTTAAGTAATTCTTTGAAATTATCAAAGGCCTGTTCATTGGTAACACCATCATAATCAACATATGGATCAAGATAATCGCCTAAGAAAATTACCTTATCATACTTATCAATGTTTTCTTGTGCTTTCTTCCAAAATGTTCTTCCGTGAACATCAGGGATAATACAGTATTTCATCGTATATAATTTTAAATTACAACTTGTTCATTCAAGGCAATGCGTTTCTTTTTAATTCCTCAATATCATCCTCAGTAAATGAAAAACCTTTAATTGTTCCATCAGACTCAATTTCAAAAATTACATAGTCACCGTCACCATCGGGAGACAAGAAGGAAGGAACATAACAATTATATTCAGCTAAAACAACATCATTGTCACCCAATAGATAAACGGTATTGTCATCACATGATTTATAATGAATGTTTGCCGTATCACCTTCCTTCCAACCTACAATTTTACCATTTAATGGATTAATCTTAATTATCCATTCATAGTCTTTCCAATTATCTCGACCTGAATGGACAGCAAAAGGCATGTTTGGTGTAATGGGTTCTGTTGCATCAAATAATGACACATCTTCAACACCATTGTATTCGGAGTCTTCCCAATAACGAACACCAACTCGTACCTTGATTAATTTAACATCTTCAATCTTCACCATAATATTTTTATTGTTTATAAATTATATTAAAATTCAACATCAACGATATATCACTCGTAAAATATCTTCACGCTTCAAAACCACATTCTCTTTTATGGTTCTAATGCAAATGTGATTATCTTCTTCCAATGTAAATTTACGTTCAATCTTTAATTCAACTTCATCATCATTGAAGTTAAAAGAAAGAATCTTCTCGTTAAAATATAAATCTAACAATTCAATTTCATGAACGCAATCTTTTTGTTTATAGATTACTTGTTTGGTGTCATAACTATTTCTCTTCCATTCACACCATAATTCTTTATCCATAAAAATATCAATTTTTATAATTTGCTATTACAAGATGTTTCGCTTCTGACTTAAATCTATTCCTAATGTTTACAGAATAACTCTTTTCATATTCATCAACAATGAAATGCCCATATAGTTCTTCCGTAAGAGGTGTTTTGCCAATAACCATTAATGTCTTACAATGGAGATTCCTGAAATCTTCTGCTAATCGCCTATGACAGTCTTCATTAAAACCATCTTTATACTCTATATTACCATAATCAGAAAAAACACAATCATATGGTGGGTCTAAAAATACGAAGTCATCATCTTTGCAAATATTAAAAATTTCACTATAATCAGCATTCAGAATTTCTGTTCGTTTCAATAACTCACAATGAGAGAAAGAAACTTGTTTAGTACTTAAATGCTTATAGCGGCCATACGGTACATTAAAATCACCACTTGCATTATATCTAATCATACCAGAGTATGCAGTTTTGTTAATGAAGTAATAGAGAAGAGCGTCACTATATTTTTTGCTAACTTTGTTATTAAACATATCACGTAAAAAATAGTATAGTACTTCGTTCTTATCTTCTACTCTTTCGTCAGGAATTTTTGCCTTTAACACTTCATAATCTCTTCTGTTGATTTCATACAATGCTTCAATTTCATCCAATTCCTTCCTAAGTCTTGGGAAATAATCTCGCACACCTTTATAGAAATTTATGAGTTGTTTGTTGATGTCATTGATGATAGCTTCTCTTGACTCTAAATAGAAATATAGTGCACCACCACCAACGAAAGGCTCAACATATCTACCAGAAAATTGAGGAACATAACACATAATATTTGGTATTTCCTTAGTTTTTCCACCTCTATATTTAAGCATTGGTTTCATACATTTGTGTTATTTTTTTTACATTTCATTATTCACTACTATTATACTAATTACTTTTGCAATAGCCAAATCAAAAGATGAATTTAACAAAAAAAAAAGCCCAAGAAAAAACTTGGGCTATACATATCTTCCACTCACTTGCGGAAAACACTATTAATACTTAGTTAAAAGTTTTTCAATTTCAGAATTACATTTTGTCACCATATCATCAATTAGTTTTTGATTTTTAATTGACTCTAATATATCAGATAACTGTTCATAAATTTCTTCAAGTTGTTGCAATGTTTTACCTTCTAAAAAACTATTTTCTTTATCTATATCTTTTGAAGATAGTTTAAATATTGGATGCATATATGGTATTTCAGGATTTGACAAATAGATAGAAAAATCAGAGCTAACACACTTAAATGCAACATAACTAAATTCAACCTTTTTAGAAAAAAATTGTATATAAGGTTTAGAACTTATTTCAATAAAGCATAATTTTTCTTTAAAAAGTTTACTTTCATTATAATACACGCTTATTGGCCCAAAATTCTCACTAATGTTATATTGATTAGATAAAGCTTTAAGCATTACAAATAATTCATTATCAAAAAATTCTTTAAAAGAATTGATAATTTCAATAATTCCCTTTTTTAAGGAAGTATATTTAGTGTCCTTTACACCAACCCATTTTTCTAAGTTTTGCTTTAAAATTTCTACATTATTTGATGTCATAACAATTTATTTATTAATTATTCTGTAAAAAAATAAACCTACCATATCATTAATATCCAAACCATCAAATAAGTCTGACGTATCAGTAATTTGAGATGTATCAATAAAATTTAAATCACCATCTTTACCTTGTCGTCCAATCTCATTCTTAATAATAGACTGAAGTTCTTGTTTTGTTTTAGGTTTGTATGTGTACATAACTTTAAAATTTATCATAAATAAAAGCGGTGCGTACGGGACTCGAACCCGTGACCCCATGCGTGACAGGCATGCATTCTAACCGACTAAACTAACGCACCTAATTGGTGATAGTTTGTTTTCGTAAAACTTTAACACGTTATTATGAATACACTGATAGTTTCACAACAAATTTTCACAGAAATATATTCACCATATATCCTCAACATACGATTTGAGTTATTGGCTTGATATTACAATCAATCAATAATCGGTTACGTTCTATATCATTACAGTGATGTTGATATAGCTAACACTACGAGATAGATGTTATAAACTCTGTTTTCTAAACAAAGACGATAAACATCTATAAAACGCAAGAAATAACGTACGTGAAAATCTAAGGCAAAGATACATTGTCTTTTATTTCACTTCTTGCTTCAACCTATCACTACTTTTTAGTACATTATCTTATGATAATCAGTCATCCATAGGAGGATAGTCCACAAGCGTTAATTCGGTACTACGGATACCTACTTATTTAATTATTTTCTTTATTATGCAACACTTATCCTACGACCTTCGTAAAGGATATTTACTGCTGCATTAAAATCTCTATCGTGATTTGCCCCACATTTAGGACATTTCCATTGACGGTCTTGTAACTTCAAACCCTTATGGATATAGCCGCATTGTGAGCAAGTCTTTGAGGAGGGATAAAACCTTCCAATGAGAACGACTTTCTTATCATTTTGCAATGCCTTGGTGGATAACACCATCTTGAATTTGTAAAAACCAATCTCTTGGATTGCCTTGGAAAGTTTATGGTTTTTCAGCATTCCACTTGTATTGAGGTCTTCCATATAAATGGTATCGTAATGACGTAATAAATAATTAACCACAGAATGAATATAATCATCTTTTTTATGGGTTATGGTTTCAAATACCTTAGCAATACGTTTGCATTGCTTATGAAAGTTACTTGAGCCTTTACGTTTCTTCGATAATTGTCGTTGAAGTTTTGCAAGTTTCTTTTCGTCCTTCTTATAGAAACGCTTATTCTCAAATACATCACCATCAGAAGTTATGACAAAATCCTTAACTCCAAGGTCAATGCCTACATCACGACTTGTCTTATTGAAGTTAACAAACTCATTTTGAGGAATGTCCATAAGGAATGACAAGAAGAAATTCCCACTCTTGGTTTTCGAAAGGGTTGCACTTCTTATATTATCCTTATACTTTTGTAATCTCTTGAAATACAAATCAGAACAACGGAATTTAATGCTCTTTAACGGTGTTGTTAAGCTGATATGCCTTGTTTCAAACGCATTAGTTCTTGATATTGCACCAATTGGAAATAACGCAGATTGTTTATCTCTTTTAGACTTGAACTTGGGAAATCCATTGTGTTCCTTGAAGAACATATCATAGGCGGTAAGCATCTGTCTAATAGCTTGATTCATCACTTTTGTATTCTGTTCCTTCAGCCAATCATATTGCTCATCCTTTAATAATTCATGATGAAAATACTTTGAAAGTTGTGCTAATCCGAGGTTTGTTTTATCGGACTTATAGGCTTCTTGTTTCCGAGCAAGCATGTGATTATATACAAACCGATAGCAACCAAGAATTTTATTAAACTCTTGCTCTTGTGCTTTATTTGGATATAATCGTATCTTAATTGCTCGTAACATAATTTATTTTGTTTATTTCGTCAAATATTATTCTTCATAATTTATTCATCTACAATTTAATAAACTTATTGTGGGGTTAAAAGTCTTGACTTACATACAAACCCATTAACGCCCACAATACGCAAGAAATGAGTTTCATCAAGGAAGTCATTTCTCGAAACACAAAGTATTTGTACTTGTGCAATTTAATTGCGTGCCGTGTAGGGTTCGAACCTACGACCATCTGATTAACAGTCAGAGGCTCTACCGACTGAGCTAACGGCACATTAGAGCTTCCTGTCAGATTCGAACTGACAACCACCTCATTACAAATAAGGTGCGCTACCATTGCGCTAAGGAAGCATTTAAAGCGAGTAAAATTACAAATAGTATTAAATTATAAATTGCATTAACTACATAAATCAAAATATCGAAGTAACTATTTGTCCGACTACGCTTTATTTTATTGTTGTCACGACGGTGAGACTCGAACTCACACTCACTTGCTCCCAAAGCAAGTACCTTAACCGATTAGGCCACGTCGTGGAATCTTATTGTATTCATGACTACAGATAAGAGTATGAAATAATAATAGAATATTATATCTTTATGGTTAATACCAATGGAGGAACTCCAACACCCTCTATCCCATCTGCAAAAGCATTTGGAACTACTTTTAACATTATGTTATATGCACCATTAACATCAGCAGTAATATTAATGCCACTCCTTCTGTTAAATACATATTTTGTCAACTTTACAATATATAAATATTATGTTAAATCTAAAAAAAACACTATAAGATGCTATATTATTTTATAAATAGTCATAAGACTTGTGCGATAAAACGCTACACACCCCCATGTAATGAGATAGTAAATTATCTCAACCGACCGTTAGGCTATCGTACATGAAAATCTAATAGAATCAATAATTATATTTAGTTTTCACTTCTTGCTTCAACCTACCACTACTTTTTAGGTTCATTAATGAACGGTCATCCATAGGAGGATAGTCCACAAGCGTTAATTCGGTACTACGAATACCTACTTATTTAATTCATTTATATTGTACTCAATGCGAGAATCGAACTCTAATTTCATCCGAGAAAGGAATGCGTCCTAAACCGTTTAGAGTATGAAATAACATAGTATATTATTCCTTTATGGTTACTACCATTGGGTGAACTCCAACACCCTCTATCCCATTCGTAAAGGCATTTGGGACTACTTTTATCATTTTACTATATTTTTTTTATGAAAGTTCAATAGACGAACCGAGCGGATATCTATCAATAGCTCCTTAACTATTATAGATATGAGTTGTCACGTTACTAACGCGGCGTTCTATAAAGAACTTACCTATCGACTGATTATAATTTTTAATTTTACGTTACTTCGATAAAATAACAACCTACTTGAGATTTAAAATTTTACACTCTTCTTGGTAACTCGCATAGGATAACATAACGACATGCTTTCTTAGGCCTTTAGCATGTTAAGGAACGTTATGTTAAATTATAGTTGCGCGGATGGGACTCGAACCCACGACCTTCACCTTATGAGGGTGACGAGATGCCATCTTCTCTACCGCACGATATATTTTTGCGGAAGATATTGGATTCGAACCAATGGTACCTGTTACGGCACGGCAATTTTCAAGACTGCTACAATAGACCACTCTGTCAATCTTCCTATAAATTGGTTGTGACGTTACCGACGCAGCTATTAAATATTGATTCGCGACTCAATAAGAAATATTACTCCGAGACATGGTAAAGTATTACATCTGACGTCTACGGCTGTATATCAGAAAACCTTCAACAAGGACTTATCGTGGTATCACCAAGAATCGAACTTGGGACACATGGATTTTCAGTCCATTGCTCTACCAACTGAGCTATGATACCATTCT